TAATTTTAAATCAAATATAATTAATCAATATCCAAACATCATTCAAAAATTTTCTACCGGTGGTACTGTTGGTGGTAAAGGATCTGGAAAAGTTGATAGTGTTCCAGCAAGATTGGCTCCTGGAGAAGAAGTCATTAAATCGTCTATGGCAATGCTCTTCAGACCATTGTTGAAAGACATTAATGATGCTGGTGGTAGATTGTGGTATACATTCAGTAATGGTGTCCGTGAGATGCTTGATGGTAATAAAATGTTAAAGGTGGTAATATATGGTCTTCAGTATCAATTAAATAAATTTACTGAAAGTTTAGATAAATTTACTAATGAAATTAAACTTGGTAAAATAAAAAATAAACAAAATCCAGGTAATGGACCTGTAGTTCCAAAGGCATTTCCAATGATTCCTGATAGGGAAGAAGTTATTCAACCTTCATCAGTGAAACAACTAAGACCAATAATAAAAGCAATTAATGTAGAAAGAACTAAAAAATCTAAGAGATCTTCAAAAGAACCAATTATAATACCGATGTCTAAACCACCAATAGTTCAGGGTGGTGGAGATGAACTAGTTCAACCATCTGGAGGAACAGCGACGGAAGAACCATCAGTTGGATCTGTCAATATGATGAATCCTTATATGAGAATAACCTCAAAGATATATGGTATTTTTGTATAACGTATGGAAACTCAACAGTTACAGCAGTTAAAAATAAATTCTACTAATATAAAAAGTTCCTTAATTAGTTACAATAAACAGTTAAGGAAACTAAGACTTGATGAAAATAAGTTATTGGTTGATAGAGAAAAGAAATCACAAGCATTAGATAAAGAAAAAAAATTAGAGACACCTGGAAAAGGACTTATTGAAAATATAAAGTCTAGAATTATTGCCGGTCCAATGAGTTTCTTTGATAAAGTCAAAGAATTTTTTGGAATTATTCTAATTGGTATAGCGATCAATAATTTACCTGCGATTGTTAGTAAAGTCTCTGAAGTTGGAAAAAGTCTGATTGATGTTGCTAATTCAGTTGTTGGAGTCATTACTACCACAGTAAACGGTGTCAATGGGTTCATTAGTATTATTCAAAGTTTACCAGAGACTACAAAAAATAAATTGATTGAAGGAAAGAATCAATTAGAACAATTGATCTTGGATATGAACAAAATTATTGATCCATTGAATGAACAATATACAAAATTCAATAAAGATTTAAATTCCAAATCTGGTGGCACACCCAATTCAAGACAATCTGGTCAACCTAATCCTCAATCACAAAAAACACCACAAGGAAAGGCAAAAGGTGGAACAATTTCAAATATTCCATCAAAAGGAGTGACAGGTAAAAGTGGTCCAGCAGATAAAGCAAATGTTTCAAGAGGAACTGTTGATACAAAAGTCACTTCTTCACCATACGCAAGACCTGGTGGATCTCCAAAACTGAGACAAGCAAGGCAATCATATAATGCTTTTGGAGAATTCTTTAATCTATCAAAAGAAAATAAAGAAAATTATCTATTACTTGAATCATCTAGTGATACTTTTAATGGGGTAAATAAGTCTTTTGAAACTTTCTTAACACAGTTAAGAGATTTACAATTGACTAAACCATTTAAAACGACACCAATGAGCTCTCCAGCATCACAGCAACCAATACCAACAACAGGTCAAACAGGAACGGTTGCTATCAATACAAACGAGGTTATTGGAACAGTTGGATATACTGGATACACTGATCCTGTAGGTCCAGATGGATCACACATTCACATTGAAAGAGTTGGTGATTATAATCTTGGCATACCTGCTGATGTGAAAAAGAATATCTTAGTAGAAGGTGTTCCAATGACAAGTAGATTGAAATTTACTTCTGGAATTGGTTTTAGATGGGGGAGACCTCATAAAGGTGAAGATTATGCTGGAAATCCTGACCAGAGAATTACTTTGACTGGTGGACTAAAATTTTTAAAATTTATGCCAGATTCTGGTAGTGGTTATGGTAATCAAGTTTATATCCAAGCACCAGATGGATCACAATACACTTTGAATCATTTAAATGCTGGACCTACAAACTTACAACAACTTTTACAGCAACAAAAAAGACAACAACAAATTCAACAAGCACCAGTATCACCTTATCAAGTTCAACCTGGACAACAAGGTCCTGTAATTTCACCACAAACGTCCTTTCTTTTAGAGGAAGAAGAAGATATTCAAATTGTTATGGTCAATACAACTCAACAAATTATCCAGCAAGGAAAGACAAGAACTGTTGTGGTAAATAGTGGTAGAAAAGATCCATTCCCATCAGAATCTCCTAGTTTTGCACCATTATCCGGTATTTGGAATCCAACAACGTAAATGTCAGCACTAAAAAGAGCTCAAGTAGAAGCACTCACGATTGTAAAAGATAATCAGAGGGTTGAAATAGGACCACCAAAAGCGATTGCTTTTCAATATTATGAGAGTCTATTATCACCAATCGTCACTGGAAATATGCTAGTTGTTGACACTGGTGTTCCTTCTGGTAATTCAGTATCTGGTGATCAAAATAAACAACAAATACCAGGTACATTATTAAGTTCTTTACCAATCACCGGAAATGAAGAAGTTCAATTTAAAATAACCAATAGTCGTGGAACTTTAGATTTTCAAAAGTTTCCATTACGTGTTGATGGAGCACCTGGATTTGCCAAAGAATCAAATAGAGAATCATATATGATATCTCTAGTTTCTCCATATTCTTTTGAGAATGAGAAATCGCAGATTTACAAAAAATATACACATAAGATTTCAGAATCGGCACAGAAAATTTTAAAAGAATATTTCAATGTTCCACAAACTCGTATTGATATAGATCAAACTGAAAATAATTATAATTTTATAGGTAATACTGAAGATCCATTTTTTATTTTACTCAATCTAGCATCAAAATCTGTTCCAGCAGAATCTCCTGGTGGTCAAAAAACAAACGGTGATCCTGGATATTTTTTCTATGAGACTAAAAATGGATTTAATTTTAAATCAATTTCAAATTTGATTTCTAAACAAGCAAAGTATGTTTATAGACAAACTTCTGTTTTAAGAGATGATGATCCATTGGCAGACTTTAAGATTCTGTCAATGACTCAATCAAAAAATCAAAGTGTCTTAAATGCTTTAAGATCTGGAGTCTATTCTTCTAGAAATATCTTTTTTGATCCAAGAACATTCAAGTATGATGAGATCGTTATAAAATTAAGAGAAAAAAATCTTAATAACTATTTGGGTAAAAAACCAAATGTCCCAGAAGAATTTGACAATTTCACAAGAACTCACTACCATATTCTAGATGTGGGTGCTTTGGATGATGGAATATCTATCAGAACCAATAATGATCCAAAAAGATGGCAGGCAGAGGCAACGACAAGGTATAATTTACTGTTCAATCAAGTCGTTCAAATTAATGTTCCTTGTAATCCAGATTTAGTTGCTGGTGATGTAATTGAATGTCAGTTTCAATATGTAACTTTAGGTAATAAGAACGAATCACCATTTGATCAGCATTTGAGTGGTAAATACTTAATATTACATTTGTGCCATAGTTTTGACTTTAGTGCTGGTGGAAAGTCAATTACATCATTAACCTTAGTAAGAGATACCTACGGATTGTATACAAACTGATGGAAAATATCGGATTTGCTGGTCTTAATTATCAATGGTTTATTGGACAAGTACCACCCAATCAAACTCTAGATAAGACCGACCCAGACGGTTGGGGAGATAGAGTTAAAGTCAGAATCGTTGGAATTCACAATAAATCTGGAGCAATTACACCAGACGAACAACTACCTTGGGCAATTGTAGAACGACCAACATCTCAAGGAAATGCCAGTAGAGGGTCAACAGGTTTGACTGGTGGTGAATGGGTTCGTGGATACTTTTTAGATCCGCTCAATCAAGTTCCTGTAATTACTGCGGTATTAGGTAGAGGAACTTATGAAAACAGTACGTCACTACAAATAGTCAAAGAAAGAAAATCAACTGAATTTGAGAACATTACACGATATAATTCTTTCCCTCCTTACAGTGGGCAGATGAGAGGCGGTAACAAACCACTAACACCAGCACAACCAACAAAACAGGAATTTGAACAAGCAAAAGACTCTATGACACTTGATACGAGTAAGTTATCAACGTCAACGGAAATTGCCAGAGATTATACCCCACAAGATAGAGCAGAAGATAAATTACTTCTCCGATCTATTCAAAGAGGAGAACTTGGTCCAGTTCCGAGAGAACAAATTGATGCTATTATTAATCGTATCAATGGTGTTGGTGGACAAGTTCGTGGTGCCTAATAAATATCAGAACAAGGAGGTAGATTGATAAATGGCAGATGTAAGACCAAGAGGTGTTGCCAGTTGGTATGGTCCTGGATTTTATGGTAATAAAACAGCGGATGGAACTGTCTTACAAAGAGATAGTATTTGGGTGGCACATAAAACTCTACCATTTGGAACAAAAATAAGATTTACCAATCCTCAGAATGGAAAATCAATTGTTCTTACCGTAAAAGACAGAGGTCCTTTTATTTCTGGTAGGGATTATGATCTAACTGAAAAAGCAGCAGAACTCATAGGTCTTAAAACAGGACCAAGTTCAGGAACAGGAACTCTTTTAACCACTCAAGTCACTAAAAATACAAGAACTGGTGCTGTAAGACAACTTGATAGACCACAATTAAATTCTTTACAAGAAAGAGCAATCGCAGAAGAAATATCAAATCCACCAGAAACAACGACAACTCAAAATCCAACTTATGTGGAGAGTGGTACAAGTCCTAATGGAAAAACTTTATACATTGTTACTCCACCAGATGGAACTCCATACTCTACAAATAATCTTCCTCCAAATGCCGTTCCTTTAGAAGATAGCACAACAACTTCGTCAGGAAGAACAGAATCAACAACTTATAATGTTGATTACTCTGAGTTTACATTCAATGAACTTCAGGATCAATTTAAATTTCTGGAGGATCAATACACACAACTAGAAAAAGAATTTCAACAAAGAGAAGCAGAAAATCTAGATTTAACACCTGAAGAACTTGAAAAACTCAAAAAGATAAAAACTTATCAGGCAGAATTACTAGCAGAAATAAGAAAAAGACAAGATTGGGCAAGAGAAGACTGCCCAGTAGCATCAGAAACAACCACATCTTGGTCTCCCGAAGAAAAGAAGTGTAGAGATGGATATAACTATACAGCACTAAGAGCACTTGAGGCAGAACTTGAGAAACAGATCCAGGAACTACCAGATCCCTGTGGAAAAAGTACCCTCTCAGGAATCAATAATGCTTTGTTAAACTTCTTTGAAACATTAAAGACGATCAAGAAGTATTACAATGTTTATGTAAAAGGAACAATTAACAAAATACAGAATATTACTAATCTTGTTTCTAAAACAAGTCAGATCATCGCATCAATCTTGAAACTACTTGTCCAGAGAATGCGTAATTATATTCTGAATCTTCTTCGTAAGTTGATTGAAAAAACGATTGATAGAATTCTAAAGAAATTGTCAAAAGCACTTAAGAATACATTTATCAAAGCAATCATTGATTCCATCATTTGTAAGTTTAATGAAATTATTAAGGGACTTACAAATCTCGTCGTTGATTTCTTATATGCGATGATTGGTAATGTCATCAATGCTCCTATCTGTGCCGTAGAACAATTCACAAATGCTCTAATCAATAATCTATCTGCTAAAATTGATGAGGCCATTCAACCTGTCGTATCTGCGATCAATGATGTATTAGGTGGTGTTGCTCAAATTGCTGGAAAGGTATTTGAAGCAATTGATTTTATTCTTGGGTTTGAATCATTCCTTTGTGCCAAACCAAAGTGTCCACAAATTAAATCTTGGATTCCAGGAGCAGGAGTTACACCATCAGCAATAGAAGATTTCAATAATAACTTCTTACCAATTCCAGATGCTAATCAACTTGAAGATGCTATATTAGGTGGTGTTGATTCTGCGATTGGTGGTCTTTTACCAGGGGTCAGTATCTTTGGTGATGAAAGAATTGAGGGAAGTGATCTTGCGAGTGGCACTCCTCCACCAGGCGTTCAATGTTTCCCAGGCGCTTTCCGTTGTGGACCACCAAAAGTTGAATTCTTTGGTGGTGGAGGAGTAGGTGCGGTTGGAAATGCTGTTATTAACTCTATTGGTGAAGTAGTTGGTGTAGACTTATCTTATGGTGGACGAGGATATACTGCACCACCATTTGTAACGTTTAAAGATACGTGTTCTGATGGAAATCCCTCTGGAAGTGGTGGATATGGAGCATCAGGATATACTGTCATCAACAATGAAGGTGAAGTTGTTCAGGTTGTAATGGTCAACGGTGGATCCAGATACTTGAATACACCTTCAGGAATTACAGAGTTTGGGCAACCAGTAGGACAACTTCTACCAAATGAAGAAGTTGTGACAAGAGAATATGTAACCTGTTTAGATGAGATTCAGATTCTAGACACTGGTATCGGATATTCTCCAACTGATACTGTTTCTATTACTCCTGATGTTGCTGGACTACAAGTTAAGGTTCAGATTACAGAAGTTGGTCAGATTGTTGCGATGGAAGTCCTTTCTTCTGGTTGTGGATTTGGTGAAGTTCCGGAGATCACAATAAATAGTGATACTGGAGCAGGATTAAAAGTTCGTCCTGTGATGAGATTTATCAATAGAGATCAATATCTCCAAGAGCAACCTGATTTTGATCCCGCAAGACTCATTAAAGTTATTGACTGTGTATTAAAGTAATGGCAAAGAAAAGACCACCAGAGTATATACTTTATGATGGAGCTCATGGATCAGCCTTTTTTGGTCCAGGTGGTCCAAAGGAAGTTGATGATGGAACAGAGTTCAGACTTGCTGTTCCTTCTAATTCAACGTGTAAGTATACAAATGATGGCAGCAAGACAGAACATATACAAGGAAGTCATATTGTCACCTGCGGTCATAATGCTTTAAAGGGTCGTGATAAGGCAGAAGAAGAAGCAGTAGGATATGGTGTCTATTGTGAGAATGGGGATCTAGTCTTATGTGCCCCATCAGGAAACGTCAAGATACTTGCCAGAAACATCTTCATTGAATCTCGTGGATTTGATACTGATGATGGTGCTTTCTTACTTAAGGCAAATGGTGGAATCACAATTGATAGTGGAGAACAACTGACTCTATCAGGGACGAAAGTTTGTGTTAGGGGACAAGCAGAAATTAATCTAGTCACAGATCACTTCATCAATGTCGTAGGTGAAATTCAAGAAGGAGGATCTCCACTTTCTGAAGTACTAAATGCTTTAATTCCTGGATTATTTGCGGATTTACTCAAGGGTGTAGGCGAGAGTTGTAAGTAAAATGTTTGCTAATTCAGATTCCTTTAATCTATCGGTCGTTCATCCAGCATTTGGAGATGCTCTACAACTTCCTGGAATAATTAGATCGGCATTTCCTGGTACAGCATCAATCTATCAGGGATATTTTGGTCCAGGTGCAACACCATTAATTGGAACTGGATCTATTGTTGGTGGACCTTCTGCTGCTCCCTTTACAACTAACTTTTCTGGTATTGGTCTTTTTACCGGTGCTCATACAACGGTTGGTGCTGACGTATCAATCGGAACCAAAGTCAATTTAGGTGCTTCTGATATTTCTGTTTCTGCGATTCTATCAGGTCTCAACTTATTCAGAGGAAAAGTTGTTCCAAAAGAAGACACTGTAACACCAGACTTTTATGTTAATGCTTTGTCTTCAACGATCAACACGGCAAATCTTTTCCAGGCATTCTGTGGATTCAATGTTTATTTGACAATGAATCCATCACTGGGTTCTCTGACGGGAAGTTGGGTGTTAAATGGATCCGCAATTTGTGTTGCACCTTGCTCTGATGAGAGAGCAAAAGTTAATGTAGTTGAACTAGAAAGTTCTTTAGATAAGGTATTGGGTTTAAGAGGTGTTTCTTTTGATTGGAACCCTGAAGTTGTTCCATCATTAGCAGAAGAACAGAGTAGACAGATAGGTTTAATTGCTCAAGAAGTTGAAGAGATTGTTCCAGAAGTTGTAAGTGTTGAAAAGGTAGAGGGTCAAGAACTCAAAAGCGTCAGATATGAAAATCTAGTTGCTCTTTTAATTGAAGGAATGAAAGAGCAACAGCAGCAGATTGAAGACCTAAAGCAAAGGGTCTCCGAACTAGAGTCCAATAAATAACAAAATCTACTAGATTATTCAAATGGCAGAGGGTGCGGCAAAAAGTGCGATTGAGATTCTCCAGAGAGAACAGACTCAGATTGGTCTAGCTACGAGTCCTCAAACAAATGTAGAAATTTCACCTACGATCACCAAAATCAATGCCTACCAGAATGAAAGTGGTCAGTGGGTCAAGGATGAAATTATAGAAGAGAACCCTGCGAAAGATGAGAACGTTGTTGATGAGACTTACGAGCAAATCAAACAAGACGCAATAGTTTTAAGAGAGTTCTGTGCGACCGTAGATAATAGAATTCTTGAGTTTAATGCTCAAATCAATACTCTAAAAGATCAGATTGTTACTCTCTCAACCGAGGCAATTAATCGTAACTGTTGGCCAGGAATCGCAAAGAGCACACTGAATACTGGCGTCACAAGTTTCTTTGGTGTTAATACAAATTATCTGTATGATAAGGAGAACATCAGCAGATATGTTGATATGGAAGGTCCATCACCAAACTATGGAGTCTTGAATCCTTTTACTTCAACAACTTCTACATTATCATCTACTCTTGTTGGATATGGATATACAAACTCAAAGAGTGATGATGGTGGTAGTTCTGCTGGAACAGCACGATTTGATATTTCAACCACACAATCCAATCATTTAAGTAGAACATTCAATGCGACAGGAATCAATACAACCGCAACTTGGAACTGGACTTATGATGGTGTTGGAGTTTCTCCAGGGGCAACAAATACATCATTGACTGGAACTGCTGGTGCTGATAGATGTATTGCGATTGCGAACTCAATTACAAGTTTACAAAGTCAAATCGTAACAATCAGAGCACAAAGAGATGCTTTGAGATCAGATCTTAATATCATAAAAACAAAAAAGACAGAAAAAGATTTACAAAACTGGGGAATCAATAATCATAAACGACAAATAGAAAACAGGACAACAGCAAACAACAGCATCATCACGGCAATCCAAAATCTTTCTTAAGACCCTTGACAGGGGCGCCTAGGTGCCCTATAATATGTGGGTAATCAAGAAAACCCCCAATGAGCACCGCACAAGAAACCGTCCAAGGTATTGTGATTGATGTCTGTACTCGTTCCTTTCTTCTGTTGAGCGATCAAGGTAGCGAGCGTCTGGTAGAGTGTGAGACTGTTCAGGAGTTTATGAACGTTCTGGAAGTTGTCACCGCCCAACTGGATCCTGAGCAGATTGAGTATGCCGACCTTGCAGTCTATGGTCAGGATAACAACTAAATACAAAAACAAAAATGGAAGTTTTCACTGTGGAAGAGTTTCAAGAACGATGGGATGAACTTATGAATCGTGTAGAGAAAGGCGAGAACATAGGAATCGTAAATGAAGCAGGGCAGGCAGCAGTTATGATGCCCGCAGATGATGAACTGATACGAATACACACCGAATTAAACAACGAAGCTCCGTAGTATTTGTATTGCGAGTGAGACTTGGTAGTCAGAGGGCACTTATAACGCCTTTCCGCCAGATTAGCGGCTTTGACCTGGTTCGAATCCAGGCACTCGTATCGTGCCCGTTTACCTATCTGGTTGAAAGGACTCGACTCATAATCGAATTTAGAGTGGTTCAATTCCACTAACGGGCACTTGACCATAAAGACTCTTTGAGTTATTATGGTCTCATTGGCGGTGTAGCCCAATCGGCAGCAGGCAGTTGACTTAAAATCAATACAGTGCGAGTTCGAATCTCGCCACCGCTATTATAATATAAAAGGTTCTAAATAACTATTAGTTATATCGAACCCTATGCCTTACAAAGATAAAGAAAAGCAAAGAGAAGCACAGAGACTTTGGGCCCAGAAAAAATATGAGAAGTCTGGAAAAAAAGGAGATGTATCTTTACAAAAAAGAAAACAAATGGTTATAGACGCTAAAAATGTCCCTTGTGCTAGATGTGGCGAAGAACATCCACATTACGTTATGGACTTACATCATATAAATCCAGAAGAAAAGGAAGGAATGATAGGGTATTTTATAAAGTCTGGAAACTATCAATCTTTACAAGAAGAGATAACCAAGTGTATATGTGTCTGTGCTAATTGTCATCGATACATTCACAATGAAAAATAAATACAAGATATGGGAATTTTCCTATGTCTTATCGCATAGATCACGCATACTGCTGGTACAATAATGGCAGTATGATTGTGAAAATGTATTTCATTAATCATGTCCCTTTTACGTTTGATGAGATGCCTGATGGACATTTATATGATCAGGATTTGTGTAGAGCAGCGGACAAGAACAGATCATTTGAACCAGAAGACTTATACCGAACTTCTTTTTATTTGATAGACGAAGAGGTTCATCCCTGCTTTTTCCCAGTGGAATTGGAGAATCCAGAGGATATGCCAGACGATGTTATTGCGTATGACGAGGAAGATTTAATGGGATAAATAAAAGATAGAAATATTTTGGCGAATATAATCCGATGCCTCTCAACAAGTTAGAGAATTTTGTTAAGAATACAGAGGGAAGAATTCTCTATGTTAACCCAAATGACATTGATGCTACTGATAGTATTTCAAATCAGGGAAACTCCCTAACCCAACCTTTTAAAACAATTCAAAGAGCCCTTCTTGAGTCAGCAAGATTCTCATACTTAAGAGGCAGCAATAACGATATTACCGAAAAGACAACCATTCTTCTGTTTCCTGGCGAGCACGTCATTGACAACAGACCTGGTTTTGCGATTAAAGATGTAGGTGGTGTAGCAACTGCTGTATCACCATCAGGAGCAGAGACCGCAGCACAAGATACTCTGTCTCTTACACTATCATCTAATTTTGATTTAACCCAGAACGACAATATTCTCTATAAGTTTAACAGTATCAATGGTGGTGTCGTTGTTCCTAGAGGCACATCTATTGTTGGTCTTGACCTAAGAAAGACCAAACTGCGTCCAAAATATGTTCCAAACCCAACTGATACTAGCGTAGCAAAGTCAGCAATCTTTAGAATTACTGGTGCTTGTTACTTCTGGCAGTTCTCTCTGTTTGATGGTGATGAAACTGGTCTGGTTTATACCGATGATGCTGATTTCTCATCAAATAATCAGTCAAAACCAACTTTCTCTCACCACAAACTGACTTGTTTTGAGTATGCTGATGGTGTCAATGTCCCACAAGGATATGCGATCACCGATCTTGACATGTATTACAGCAAACTATCAAACGCATTTAACAGTGCGTCTGGTAGAGATATTGATCAAAAGTACCCATCAGATACTCTTGGATTCGCAAAACAGCGTCCAGAATGGGAAATTGTTGGTGCTTTTGCTCCTGATCCAGTCAATATCTCTGCGATTATTTCTGGAGATGGATCAACCCCAGGAACTGTTATTACCGTAACAACCAGTTCAGCACACGGATTCACTGCTGGAACCCCAATCAAGATCAATGGAATCAGCACTCTAGATTATAACATCTCAACCAAAGTTCAGAATGTAATCAGTGCTACCCAGTTTACATACCTGCTTCCATTTGTTAGAGACAATCTCCCAGCATCTCCAGGTGTTGCCTCTGGAACAGTAACCATTGAAACTGATACTGTTTCAGGTGCTTCTCCATACGTTTTCAACGTATCTCTGAGATCCGTATGGGGTATGAATGGAATGCACGCAGATGGTAGCAAGGCATCTGGTTTCCGTTCAATGGTTGTCGCACAGTTTACTGCTGTTTCGCTACAAAAAGACGACCGTTCATTCGTAAAATACAATAAGACTTCTAGACTCTATGAAGGTCTGACTGTTAACTTAACAAAGGGATCTGCTCTTTCTGCAGCAGCATCATCTCTTGATCCAGCAACAGTCTATCACTTAGATGCTGACGCAATTTATAGACACGGTTGGGAAACAAGTCACATCAAAATCACTAACGATGCGTTCGTTCAGATCGTTTCTGTGTTTGCGATTGGTTTCAACAAACACTTTGATGCTCAATCTGGTGGTGATGGTTCTATCACCAACTCCAACTCCAACTTCGGTCAGATCTCACTGGCAGCAGACGGATTCAAAAAAGAAGCATTTGCGAAAGATAATAATGCCTATATAACCTCTATCATTACTCCAAGAGCAAATGTAGAAGAAGAGGTTAATATTGACTGGATCTCACTTGATGTTGGACTGACAACCTCTGTTGGTATTTCAAGTCACCTGTATCTGTTTGGATACAATGACCAGGACGATGCTCCACCAATCATCATTCAAGGTTATAGAATTGGTGCCAGACAGAATGATAAACTGTATGTAAATATTGGTTCAGGAACAAGCGAAGCATCAATCTGTATGCTTGACAATGTTCTTGGATCAGGAACAACTATTGCTCAAGGGGGAAGTGTATCAGAAAAGAACTATCCTGTTCTTTCTGGTCCAACATCTAATATCTTTACGCTTGGAACACACCAGATTCAGACTGGTGAAACAATTAGAATCTTCAGCGATGATGGTGATCTACCAGAAAACATTCTAGACAATACTCTTTATTATGCGATTCGCCAATCGTCCACCGAAATCAAACTCGCATCATCACAAACAAACGCAGAAAATGGATCTGCGATCACTGTTTATGGTGGATCAAAACTCAGTATTGTAAGTAGAGTTTCTGATAAGAGTGCTGGAGATATTGGATCTCCAGTTCAATGGGATACTTTACGCTCTAACTGGTTCGTAAAAGCACAATCAAACAACCAAATCTATTCTGCGATTGCTTCTCAGGGAGTCGCAAATCTGACTTCAAGAACCAATGTATCTTTTGTCAAGAGAAAGGATGATCCAAGATCTCTGGACGAAAAACTCTATAAGGTTCGTGCAGTTATTCCAAAAGAATCAATTAACGCAAAAAATCCTAGCGAAGGATTTATCATTCAAGAATCTAGCAGCACTGGTGCTAGAACAAACAATGACTTTACGCTCACATCAATCAGTGATACAGATTATGCTTACAACAGAAATCCAAGATTCATTAGCACTTGTTCTGTTTCTACCAACACAGTAACAGTTCTCGCAGAACTTCCACACAATCTAAATGTTGGTGAGCAAATTATTGTCCGTAACGTAACCAGTACTACAAACACTGCTGGAACAAATGATGTTGGATACAATGGAACATTTGAAGTTACATCAATTATTGATGATAAGAGATTCCAATATTCAACCACTGATGTAAATGGAACTACTCATAGCGTAGGAACATTCACAAACGATGTATCTACAAGAAGCACGGCTCTACCAAGATTTGAGAGAAATGATCTTAAGTCCAACTACTATGTTTATAGAAGTGAAGTCATCACTCCTTACATCTATAACACTCAAGATGGAATCTATCATCTCTATGTTCTGAAAGCAGATAATGCGATTCCAACTGAGTTCACGGGTCTTAAGTATAGTCAAAATGTCGTAGATCTCTATCCACAACTTGACAAAGATAATGTAGATGATAATCCAAGATCAGCAAAAACATTTGCGAAGAGAAGTCCTCTTGGCGATGTTTCAACCAATGATCTGAAGAAGAGTATTACCAGAGAAGCAACCGATAAATTTGTCAGAGATTTTGGTATTGGTCTTAAGATCTCTGGTGTTTCCACTTCATTTACAAGTGCCACTGCTGGTATTGCCACAATTACATTTGAAAGAGAGCACGGATTTAGTGGAATTATTACTTACAGTGCTCTGACAGGTGGTTCTGGATATACAAACGGAACCTTCTATAACGTCAAACTGTTTAATGATGGAACCAGCAACTGGGATGGTGCAACAGCAAAAGTCACTATTTCTGGTGGAAGTATTAGATCAGCAGAAATCATTGATGGTGGTTCAGGATACACGAACAATGAACAACTTGACTTTGATACATCACTGATCGGTGGTGGAACAGGTGCTGGACTTACCGTTACAACTTCTGGCATTTCTACAAACATTGGTGATGTTCTTCAAATTACTGGTATTGGAACCACCTCTGATGGTTACTACAGAATCTCGTCGGTTCCTTCAACCACAACAGTTGCGATTGCGATTACAAATGGTGATCCAAGAATCACAACAAACCAATATGCGATTGATCTTGGACCATCCATTCGTGTCTCAACAAGTTCTTATGACTCTGTAAGTGGAGTCACCACATTTAATTGTTCATCAGGTCATGCTCTTGTATCCGGAAATAGATTTAGAGTTCTAGATAGTTCAAATAATAATATTGGGGACTTCCTAGTCAAGGAAAGAGTTGGTGTTAATACGTTCTCAGCAACAACTAATAGATCTCTGTCTCCTCTTTATATCTTGAGGCACGGTTTATCGGCAAATGAAGGAACATCTGATTCTTCAACAGAAAGTCTAGGTGCTCGTGGTATTTCGTTCTATGGTGGAGAAACCCTAACTCTACTCTCAAACGTCACAAACGATACTACATTCCACGTTCAGACAACCAATTCTGGAATTGGAACAGTAACAAGATTCCCACTTGGATCTTATATTCAGATTGATAATGAGATTATGAGAATCACCAGCTCTACATTGTCTGGTGCAAGTCTTAATGAAGTTACAGTCATTCGTGGTGCTCTAGGAACTACAAAACAGAATCATTCTGGTGGATCACTGATTAAAAAAATCAAACCACTTGCAGTTGAATTCCGTAGACCATCTATCATTCGTGCTTCTGGACATACCTTTGAATACCTTGGTTATGGTCCTGGTAACTATTCAACTGGTCTACCACAAGTTCAAGTCAAAACTCTGACAGAAAGAGAAGACTTCCTCGTTCAGGCACAAGAAAGATCTTGTGGAACCGTTGTTTATACTGGTATGAACAGTGATGGAGACTTCTTCATCGGCAATACCAAGTATTCATCATCCTCTGGCGAACAGAAGACCTTTGATATTCCAACTCCAACAATCACTGGACAAGATCCTTCAAGATTATCTGTTGTATTTGATGAGGTTGTTATTAAAGAGAGATTGATTGTTGAGGGTGGAAACTCTGGCACAGTTCTTTCACAATTTGATGGACCTGTTACTTTCAACCAAGAAATCAAGATTAATGATGACACCATCATCAACGGATCTCTGAAGATTAATAATACTGTTGAGATCACTAACACAACAAACTCAACCAACAAAGATACTGGTGCTCTGATTGTTGATGGTGGTCTTGGACTTGAAAAGAACTTGAACGTTGGTGGAAATGTTTCTGTAGCAGGAACATTCGGCGTGTCCCGTGGTATGACAATCACGGGCGTCAGTACATTCAACAATCTGATTGATGCCAATGATGGTGCGACAATTGATAACATCAGAATTGGTGTTGCTGGTGACAACACAATTGACACTTCAACTGGACAACTGACTCTGGACAGCAATGGTGGTCAACTTAACATTAATGATAACACGATCATCACTGGAAGCTTGAATGTAACTGACGATATTACAGCATTCTACAGTTCTGACGAAAGATTGAAGGACAATATTACTCCAATTGAAGATCCACTTGCGAAGGTTCTTTCTATCAGTGGAAACAGTTTTGATTGGAATAATCAATCTTCACATACTGGTAGAGACATTGGTGTCATCGCACAGGAAATTGAGAAGGTTCTTCCAGAAATTGTCACAACAAGAGAGAATGGATTCAAGGCAGTCCAATATGAAAAGATCACACCACTTCTGATTGAAGCGATCAAGGAACTTTCTCATAAAGTTGATGATCTTCAGCAAAAACTGAACGATAAATAACTAAAAAACCAAGATGTCTAATATTAGAAAGACTTTTAATTTTAGGGATGGTGTCCAGGTTGATGATGATGATCTCGTCGTTCGTGGTGGTCAGGTCGGAATTGGAAGCACAGTTCCGACCCAAACATTGGATGTAAATGGAAATATTCGTGCGGTAGGAGTTGTAACTACCACTAATCTATTTGTAACTGGAGTATCAACAACCACAGAACTTAGAGTTGGTAATAATATCAGTGCTTCGGCAAGCAGTGGCGTCATTACAGCCACTGCTTTTTATGGTAATGGTGCAACTCTTTCTAATCTCCCAACATCACAATGGGTTGATATTGATGTAGGTCTTGGTTTTACATCAATCTATGCTGCCGGCAATGTTGGTGTGGGGACAACAGATCCCCGTAACACCTTCCAGATTGGTGCTAATCCAAACACTGGTGGTAGAGGGGTAGGATTCAATTCAACAGGCGATATAAGGGCATCTGGAGTCGTCACAGCGTATGCTTTTGCTGGTTTTGGAACCAATATCACTAATCTAAACGCAGATAATATTACAAACGGAACAATTCTTAATACTTTCCTTCCAACCATTGATAATGCTAAACTTCCAGCGAACATCAGTGTATCAGGAATCATCACCGCAACTGGTGGATTTGTTGGATCAGTCACAGGAAATGTAACTGGAAACCTGACTGGTGTAGCACAAAGCGCATCATCACTTTCAGGAACTCCAAATATTAATGTTGGCATCATTACTGCTACTAGAATTGTAACGGATACGATTGAAGTTATTCAATCTCCAGTTGGTGTCACCACAATCGCAAACACCCTGAATGTTGGAACTGGTGGAACAGGATTTACCGCAACTAATGCTGGATTGATTGGAGTTGGAACAGCAAATCCAACATCAGAAATTCAAGTTCGTAAGAATGGAAATACAACTGTTGAAGTTTTAAGTAACACTGGTGAAGCAAGAATCAGTATTGGACAATCAGTAGGTCTTGGTAATAGTTCTACTGTATTAAGATTTGGAAATGCTCTAGGAACTTTTGATGTTCTGAACAGATCCACTGGTTCATTTAATCAGTATATTCACGCTGGCGGTGCTGGTGTAGGAACTGGAAACTTTAACTGGATTTATGGTCAGACCAATGCTGAGTTAATGACCTTAACTTACGGTGGTAGGTTGGGTCTGGGTAAAACAAATCCAGACAATACCTTACACGTTGTAGGAACTTCTACTGTCACAGGAACCGCTTACTTTGGCGGTGGTGCTGAGGTACTTGGAACTCTTACTATTGGATCAGGAGCAACTAAAGCAGTTCTAGGTGGTGCTGGCGGTGTTCTTGCGAATGTTAATCTTAATAACTCATCAGGAATTACCACACTTTCTCAACTGAATGTAACTGGTGTTTCTTCAGTCGGTATTGGACTTACAACTCCAGCTGTTGGTTTGGACGCAAGAGGACAAACAGGATTCTTTAGCAGAATTGGTATTCTTACCACAAGTCCTAACTTTGATCCAAGACTTTATGTTGGTGGTACTGTAGGTATCACTGAAAAGGTTGGCATCGGAACCACGGCTCCATTAGGACAAATTAATGATCCAGCAAATGGTACTCTGAATGCTGGCGCCCTTCAAGTCTTTGGTCAAGCAAATATCTACAATAATAATCTGATTATTCGTGGAATCGGCGCTGTTGGTATTAACTCTGATCTTCCTATTGGTCCAATTGACTTACGTTTTGCGAATCTTACAGCATCGTTAAGAGGTGTATTCTATCCTCCAGTTCTGACAACAGCACAAAGAAACGCAATTACCCCAGCATCTGTTGCTGCTGGTGCGATTATCTTTAATTCCAGCACTGGAAAACATCAGGGTTATGATGGATCTGCTTGGAATGATTTCTGGTAAGACTTGACATAATCCTCAAATACCACTAGACTAGCTTTGTCTGGGTTGGAGATGAGAGTCTAAGACACTTTAAGAACCGTCCACTGGGTCGCACCAGGGGCGGTTTTCTGCTATAATAGTTTCATACGCAATGAGACCTGTGTTCGAACTCCGACCTCACCAGCAACGTGGTCTTGATGCCATGGAACAGCATCAACTGGGTCAACTGATCATGCCGACTGGCGCTGGGAAGACTCCTACGATGATCTTTGATGCCATTTACCAGTTTCTGAAAGATACTCCCCAGACCATTGTAGTGTGCTGCCCCCGCATCTTGCTGGCAGAGCAATTGTCTAGTGAGTTCCTTGAGTTTATCACCAATGCTCACGTGCTGCACGTCCACAGTGGTGAGACTCATCACTTCAGCAGCACTCGCCATAATGTAATTCGCACTTGGGTAGAAGCAACTCCTGGTCATAAGTTGATCTTTACTACCTATAATTCTCTTCAGCGTCTTCAGCAGGCGGATATTACTGTCGATACCATTTACTTTGATGAGGCACACAACTCTGTTCAGCGTAACTTTTTCCCTGCTACGGAGCACTTCTCTTCTGTTGCTGACCGCTGCTATTTCTTCACTGCTACTCCTAAGCATTCTGCTACTGTTTCCAAACCTGGTATGAATATGCCAGAGGTCTACGGCAATGTCATTTGTAATGTTCCTGCCCCCGAACTGGTGGATCAAGGCTACATCTTGCCCCCTAAAGTTGTCGTGAAGCAACTTGAGATGGTTCAGGACAAGCAGATGATCGCTGACCGTGACTCTGCTAACCTGCTGGAGACGATTGACGATAACGGTCTGGATAAGATCCTGATCTGTGCTCGTTCTACCAAACAGATCATCAATCTGGTTTCACAGTCTGACTTCTGCTCTGATCTCAAAGAGCGTGGTTATTCTTGGATGTATATCACGTCCAAGACTGGTGCTGTGATTGATGGTCAGAAGGTTAACCGTGAGGTGTTCTTTGACACTCTCAACGCCTGGGGTCGTGACTCTTCTAAGAAGTTTGTGGTTCTTCATCATAGCATTCTGTCCGAGGGCATCAACGTTCAGGGTCTGGAGGCAGTTCTGTTCATGCGGAATATGGACTACATCGGTATCTCCCAGAGCATCGGGCGTGTGATCCGTCTGGGAGGCGCCCAGAAGACCTTTGGACTGGTCTGTGTGCCTGTTTATGACAAGGTGGGCATCAGCACCGCCAAGAGCGTTCAGGCGGTCGTAGACACCGTTTTCCACCAGGGTCAACCTGCCATCAGCGTTGTCAGGCGCTGATTTTTCTGCTATAATACTCATACACAAGGAGGAATCCCCCAATGCGCTGCAAAGTCCAACTCTATGTCGCTGGTAAAGTCTTTGATGAGATTGTTGAGGCACGTGACTATGAAGATGCCAAGCGGACTGCTCTGGCACGTAACCCAAGTGCTAAAGTTGTTGGTGTGACTGCTGTTTTCGGATGAGTGAAAATTTTCTCAAACCATTTATTCCTCGTCCTGGTGTTCTTGATCCTAAACCAAAAGATCCAGAGGGTTATGTAACTAAGGACGGAATGTGGGCTGCTGTTCCTTATGGTAAAAAGTTTATCATCATTCATAATGGACAGCAAGTTCACCTTGCCAATACTTACGCAATGGCAAAGACTTATATTCTGAAACAGGTTAAAGCATCAAAGAAAAAAACCACAACCGTTGAGCAATTTTTTGGTTAAATAGTACAACTGTAAGACACATTATGGATGAAGCACCCGACATTAAATGGAACCGAGGACTGGATCTGTTTATTGAAAGTGTACACAAACCAGATCATGAATTGAGGCAGTGTGCCCATAATCAAAAGTGTTACAATGAACTCATGGCAGTTCGTGAGAATGTGTTAGAATATCTTAAAACACTAAGACAATGACCTACTATGCCTGGGTTGCTATATTTTCCATAGTTGCCTATGTAATCATCAGCGACAGAAATGTTGCTGATGCTTTTGTATATGTTTTTGACATTACAAAAAACAGGATTATCAGACAAATCTGGTGGTTAAAGAATAATCCGAGAACACCGTGGGCAAAATATTCAATGTGGAAACGCTCAAATCAACTTGCCAAAGAGTTGATGGATGAATTAAATTCTAAAAATAAATAAACTTATATCTGGAAAATCTTATGCTCTCTACACAGTATAGATTGAGATTGGAATCAATCTGTGAAAAGATTGTTCTACATGAGGAGGTTAGTTTAGAAGATATGATTTGGGCAGAAAAACTTGCGAAGGCAAATCGCTCTGCTGGTACAATGCTCCGTCAGGCAAGAAGAAGAGCAGAAAATCCTGAAATGGATGAGATGGATGACTTTCTCAACCAAATGGATATTGGTGGTTTAGGTCACGAACGCTTTGGTCGCAGAGGTTTTGATGGTCCAGATGATCTACACGATTGGTTTAAGCGTGACGAAGACGAAACCGATTGGAGAACAAGAGATTGACCTACGAAGAGTTTATACACAAAGGCACCGAGTTCTATATGGAAATGGTGCGTCTTGTTGATATTAAACTCAAGCATCGGTTGGAACTGACTGATGAAGAGAAAGAAATAAAAGATCACATTATGGAGTTTCAGCATCAAGTCAAGATAAACGAGTTGAGAGATAAGTTTGAAAAGTGTCTTGAGATAGAAAAAGAATGAAACCTCTTGTATTAATCGCTTGCTTTTTACCTCTGGGTGTGATATGGTTGGTGATGAAACTATCTCTATGGTTGTCCTCTAGCGTATCAGAAGTCAATTATGTCCGAGAAGATGCCAAGCGGGAACACGGACCCTATGTGGAAAATCCATATGGAGATGTTGACCAGGAGAATGAAGAGGATTGAAGTCGCTGAAGTCATTGATACAGCAATTTGGAAATGGTATTTTGAGAATGGGAAAGAAGTACCCAACTGGAAGTATCAGAAAGACCCACAATGGTGGACAGATTACCTAGCAGAGCTTGACAACAACACCTAGATACCTTATAATCGCAGCATATAACTCTTTGATTATGGACTACAAACCCTACAGTGTAGAGTGGACACGGCGGAGGTATCTTGCCGAAGCAATCCAACAATACTTTGATACTGATGCTCCAGCAGACGTGGTTCTACAGGATATTGTGGATGTGCTTGGACAGAGTGCTGCGGAGCATAAGACTCGTGCTGAGAAGTTTCAAGAAGTTCTGAATGGGATAAAGTTTCTCACAAATAAATAACTAAAAAGTTTAAGATGAAAACTTTTCAGGAATTCTTGGAGCAAGCAGGTTCTCCAAGTATGACAGCAAAAAAACAAATGGCAAGCAATTTGAACTATCAGAGATCAGTTCAAAGAATGAAGCAGGGTTTCTGGCGTCAAAGAGAAGCAATTCGTACCAAGCATAGTCAAGATGCTGAAATGCACACTGATTTAGAAAGAAGACACGCACTTCCATAAATTTAAAATTAATGATGACTAATGAACAACTGACCCTGCTTGAAAAGGTAGCAGAAGAACTTGGTGGAAAACTTTATACTGTTCTTGTGACTGATAAGTATAAAGAGCACAAGAAAATCGTGATTGAATATGCTGAACAAAAACGATAAGGTGCTTGAGATGCGTCTGTATTCTCCTCACAAGTGTGACTTTATTTGTGAGAGGGAGGACGGAACACATTATCTCTATGTGAAGTGTGACTGGACTGGATATTATGAAGTCCATCGGGAAGGAAACCAGTGGATATGTGGTGAAAAGATAGATGACCCTAACTGAAAAAGCAAAAATCTATTATAATGTTTGGACTTGTGCCTATCGTAGAAGATATGCTGCGAAATGTAAAGGTGACTGGAACTTGTATCAGCGTGAACACCAAACTGTGCTGATGTGTCTTAAAATAGCAAAATGGACAACCTTTGATACTGATAAGAGGAAAATGGTATGAAACTGTTTAGATACACTCACAAGTATGACTTTGGGCACGACTGGTGTTTTCAGGTGTTGGATGTAAGGGACTGGTCACTACTTCAAGTATCAATCGGTTGGAACGATATTCCTACTTGGCCCTATGTTCAAATTAAGTCTGGGTATGGTAGCACACTCTCTACTTGCTTCTGGGTTTATAAGTTTGGTTTAGATGTAGATATTCTCTCCCGCACTTGGAGATGGTATTATAGTGATGAGAATGATGAGGGATTTCAAGTAGATACCTCACTTGATGATGTTTGGCCTGATGGTAAACCAGAGGAATGAGCAAGAAACTGAATTGGTTTGAGTATTATTTCGGACACTGCTGGTTGACTGGTTGGAGAGAGATGTGGAACAACTTCAAGATGTGGAGAGACCTCATCACTGGAAATTATGAGAACTATGCTCTACTGAAAGAGGACGATCCTTATGAGGAATGTTATCAATGGTTCTGGACAAGTATAAACCTTGATGAAACTTATCCCAAAGAGTTTCTTGAGTATCTGATGGAAATGTGTGATCGTATTGATCGTGGAGAAGAGAAACTCATTCCGATGACCGAAGACTTTATGAAAGAACTGGAAGAATTGTTAGAAGACGAGGACACTTGATGAACTGTCCACTCACCCCCAAAATGGGTGAAACTACCCCTATAATGAGTATATTCAAAACAGACCAATGACTTACAAGGCAACCCTCAAGGTTTCTTTCGATACTGAATGGACCTCCACCCATTACAGCAGTGGGTTTGATGATATGATGCTCCCCGAAGAGCATTATACTTTTCAGGTTCCTGCCGAAGACCTTAACACTTATCAACTGTTTCGTTTCTTCGCAACCGTTGCCCGTGCGATGGGACACGATGATCTCAACATTATGAAAGGTGCTTGTGGTCTCGCATTTACTGAAGATAGGAGTGTAGAAAATATGCGTAAGGTTGCTGATGAGTTTGACCTGACTTTGGGTGAAGACCTGAAGAAGAAGTTTGATGATATGCTTGAAGCAGAAAAAGAGTGGGAGCGTATCAAAAAAGGTCCTATGGGAACTGTCCTGACTGATGAGGAAGAACAATGCGAAGAGTGACTGTAAAACCTAAATCCAGCAAAGCCAAAAACCGTCTTGCGAATATGATGGACAACAACGCCATCTGTATTGTGGAGCAGGACAAAGGTGATGGTATGCTGTTTCTCGCATCAGAGAACCAGAAATACTTCTTCTGGGTTAATGTAAGCAACGATTGTCATTGGGAATGTGATTGGGAGGTATTATGAACTACCTTTGCTTTGTTGATGGTCTGCTAGAGTTTGCTAGTTCAGACCCTTCTTCTTTCGCACACTATCAGTTAGTATATGCCGAAGAGCACAAGAACGCTAATGTTCAGTATCTTACTCTGACTGATGAAGAGTATGATGAACTATTTCCATATGAAGAGGATGAGGAATGACTTTACTTGATACCCTGAACTATTTCATTCAAGACCAAGAAGGGCATCTTCAGTGTATTGAATGGGATATTCGTGAATCAACCAATTATGAATGTGGAGATTATGATTGGTATTGTGAGCAGTATGACCTATGTAAGCAACGCATAGAAGACCTTCAACAAATCAAATCCATTATAGAGGCACAATCATGAGCGGTGGACACTTTACTGATTGCGGTTACGACTACTACAAGGTAGCACAATTTGCTGATGAACTTGAAGAAGAGATTTGGAATAATGACAAAGAAGATGAGTATGGTTGGAAGCCTAACCACGAACCTGAAGTGCTTGAGTATTTGAAAGCACAAATTCCCAAGATGAGAAAGATGGCAGAGATTATGAGGCACATTGACTATCTGTATAGTGGAGATCACGGAGATGATAGTTTTATGGAACGTGTGAAAGAAGTGGAGGAGAAGTATGAACGATGATATGCCCTGGGTGGATCTTACACCAGAAGAAGTCCAAGAACTCCGCACCAAGAAACAAGAACTCACAGAATACGGCAAACAGAAAATCCGAGAACTTATGAGTGATGGTAAGTTGAGGCTTTATGATAAAGGAAAAGAAACTTTCGCAGTTGAAGACCCTTATTGGGGAGGATGTAAAAGTCCAGAAACACAGTTACACATCAAAGAAATGACCCACGAAGAAATGCTTCAGATTGCTGAACGAAGAGAACTCATCAACGAAGCATTAGAAGAACTCACCAGAGAAGAAAGAATCAAACTTGCTCTGGAAGAAGTTGATTGGATTGTGATTGGTGGGCAAGATGGTGAAGAGTTTTATGGTTCTATTCAGTTCATCCGTAAAGTATTGAAAAGTCTGGTATAATATCAGGATTCCGAATAAACGCCATTTATCAGAAAAACAACTAAAATGAACTTCACAAAACGCCAACTGGTTCTATTGACGACTGCCCTTACTCTGTTTTATGATGAGATCGCAAAGACCGCACCTGCCGAAATGAAGACAGAAGTAATGGAAATCGCAGAGATGGTTCAGGATGCTTATGAGGAGGCAGAATGATTGACGAACTGAATAAACCAACTCTTTATGATGTGATTGCTCAATGGTCTTTGGATTCAGTCACAGATAATATTGATTTAGATGTGCCAACTTGTGTTGAAGACCTTGTGAATAGAATTGAAGAATGGTTACCCAAAGAACAATCTGCTGCTGGTTCTCAAAATGTTTATGTTGAATGTACAGTAGAAGGCTTCAACGATTGTCTCACTAAAATCAAGGGTAAACTACGATGACTGACAGAGACACCTATTACAATATGAGTAAGTGGGAGTGGTTTGTGGAGGGCTTCCATCACCTTCCTTATATCCTTGATTGTTATAATGATGGGCATAAGTATGGATATGGTGACTTCTGGGAGGGATTATCTTGGGGTTGGATGACAGAATACATCTATCCTTATGATGACCCTTACAATCCTTATCTTTCACCTGAACGCAAACTGAGGTTAGGACGATGGTAAATGAAATGAACAGATACGCAGTCACATTGTATAGTAATGTAGATGGAGCAAGTGTTTGGATTAGTTTTCCAGTCAATACTCCAATGACTAAACAACAACTGAAAGTTTATTATCAATCTCAAAGTGTAAGTATTAGTAAAGTTGAGGTATTTGAATGACTAACGAATGGAAACCTGAAAAGAATATCTCATCACCTTGGGATGTTGATGTCTGGGAGAATAACGTAGGACAACCAGTAAAATCTGATTATGTTGTCTCATCACCTCCAAGTTTATACATTCATAATCCAAAACTATCTAACTGGACTTGTTATCTGTTTGGTGGTTCTCCTGGTGATGGTATTGCTTATACTCCAGTAGAAGGAAAAGTGCCTAATAGGTTTGTGAGGTTTATGACGAGGATTTGTTTTGCTTGTACTTGGGTGAAGAAAGATGGATAGTCATCCTGTTTGTAATGAGTGTGGTGGTAAAGGATGTGAGAAGTGCCACAATGGATGGGAATGTATTGGAGAAGGTTGTAATAAATGTGAAATGGGTTGGGAACTAGGACAACAACGGAGAGAAACCAATGACTGAAATTGAAGAAGTAAAAGCACAAATCAAAGTGCTTAAAAAGAAACTTGAAGAACTTTCACAAACGAAATCACCAGTAGAAGAAGCATACAAAGATTGGTGGGGTGAGTATCCTACAGACACTTGGGAGTTTGGTGGAGATAGGTGGGATGCATTCCAAGCAGGTTATAATGCCGCAAAGGAAGAAAAAGTAAGTGAATGGGAACCAACACCACAAACACCAGAACAAGTTGCTGATGGACTGAAAGAAGCATTCCGTGAAGCAGTCAAACAAGGTGTGGTTTCATCTTCTACCAAACCACAAACTCTTTATGATGTGATTGCTCAATGGTATTTGGATTCGGTCACAGATAATATTGATTTAGATGTGCCAACTTGTATTAACATATTGTTAGATGAAATCAGTTTGTGGTTGCCTAAACCCCAATCTGCTGCTGGTTCTCAAAATGCTTATGTGGAGTGTAGTGTAGAAGGATTCAACGATTGTCTTGACAAAATTAAGAGGAAACTACGATGAGTAGATTTACAGAAAACCCAGACGAAATTGTGCTGGAAGATGTGAAGATGTTTCACCTGGAAAGTATGAACGAACGCACCTTATGGGTCGGGGTTTATACTCAAAATGGTAAAACCTATCACTTGAATATTTCTGCGAATGGTGATAAACTGAATTATTGGTGGAGTGATGAAACTGGTGATTGGGATGCTCCTATTCCCGATGGTGTTGACCCTTGGAACTTAAGAGGTAGAAGTTAAATGAGAAGTTTATTTACTGGTATTGTATGGGGTTTCTCTGCGATTGGTGTAGTCGCATCATTCGTTTATGTGTATGCGATTTACATTGATGTGAATATGAAGACCCCACAGCACACTTCTACTGTTGTTGGTGGTTCTGGTGACTTGAAATGTAGTTTGACTTCTTGTATAGTAAAGGAGAAAGATCAATGATTACATTCAAACAAACTTGTGATAAACCCTACGACAGGCACCACTATAAGTTGATCTATAGCAATGGTCAGTCCATTGTTTTAGAGGACTATATGGATGTTCAGGCACATTGGTTTCAAACACCAGACCAGTTTTTAAGTCACGTTGAAGTTCTTGATATTCCACAGAAAAAGAGTAAGGGGTTCAAATGATTTCTATTTTTGATTTACTTCACGATGAGCGTCGCTATGGTTGGATAGTGGATAGTCGCTATCAATGGATCAATATGCTTCATAAGATGGAGAAGAATAATCCACGTCGTTTTAAGGAGTTTAAGTATTCTAAAGCGACTCTATATCATCACCTAGATAGAGTACAACAGGAGCAAAACCTTTACGACTAATGAGCGAAGTAACTTTCAAGAAGCACAGAGTATTCCGTGAAACCCAGTCAGTTATCTTTTATGATATTTCTGTGGAGGGATCTAATGCATCAGACCTCGTGGTTCATGAAGGTCCTGCTATTAGTCCTCCTGATGATATTGTAGGAGCAAAACAGTTTTATATTCATTACCACCAGGTAGACCACAACCGTGTTCTGTCTGGTATTCGCACATTTGAACTGGTCAATCCTGATTGGAGGTATCCTTATCACATCGTTCATCTTAATCGTAGTTCTGGTGCTCTGGTCATTCCTCAAAGAACTTACCATAGATCCTGGTCAGGAGAAGAAGGATCAATAGTCATCAACCAAGCGATTCGTGATGATGAGTTTGATGACAAGACTGAATTTATTCCTATTTCAGCGGCACAGAATGAAGACCTGTATCGCATCCTAGCACACGAAAAACCAGTCATTCATACTCTTGGAGAAATGTGATGGAAGGATTTAATGATTGGTTTTATGAACAAGAAGGTTATAGTTTCCGTGCTGAACGTTTTTGGAGTGATTATGATGCTAAAGATCAAATTGCTATGATGGAATGGTTGAGAACCGCCTATAGAATGGGTTATGAAGAAGGACAACGACTTTATGGAGGAACAGAATGAACTTCACACCTGAACAATATAAACTCATCTACAATGCTGTGCGTCGGTATCAATATGATAAGACTGTGCTAAACAGTAAAGAGTATAATGAATGTTCTGAGATACTTGACGAACTGTTTGATTCCGTGTATACTCAACGTGTTGAACAACCTACCTGATGGACTACACCGAAGAATTTCCCTTTGACCAGTTCCCCTGGAAACTTGTTTATAAGGATGGAAATGAAACTCGTAAGTGTTACTTTGAAAGTGAATCTCACCGCCAAAAACACATTGACCGCTACAAACTAAAGAAAAAAGACATTAAACTCAGTTACAAGTATGAGGATCAAAAATGACTGTAAGAACTTTTATTGATAAAAATGGAAACTCTTGGGAGTGGGAAGAAACTCCAGAAACTGTAAAAGCAGTAGAAGAACTTGCTAAGTTTGCTGGTAATTATGAAGGTCCTCTTTATGCTCCTCATCCTGAATTGAAAAATGGAAAAGAAACTAATTGATGATGCCTTTTATGTTGAGCAAAAAAAGTATGGACTTTGGGATTCAACAGATAAAGATGGTAACGGACTTATCACATCTCTCACTGAAGACATCTGTATCTCAGCGACCCGTTTTTATCTTAAAGGACGGCAGGAAGGTTTCTCTACGTCCCGAACTTATGAGGGTGAGGTAGGAGGTAAGTTGTGAGCGACACTGACCCTACAGCACCATGGTATGAGTTTATTTCTTATATCAGGTGCTGTGAAAGTCTTGGTGTAACTCCATCTTTACAACGCTTTATGGCGTATCAAAGGTATTTGAAATCTGTAGGTATATTATGATGATTAAACGTTTTATTAATTGGTTCTTTTCTGATAATGATAAAGTTAAAGAACGTTATAAAATTGTCTGTTATGATCAACATGATGGTGAATATTCTTTGATTGAACTTCTTCAACAGTTGACTCAACACGTTATTAAGTTAGAAGAACGTATCAAAGTTCTTGAAGAAGAAAACGTCAATACAACAAATGAACTCTATCGGATGGAAAATTCTCTTGATGCTCGCATAGATATTCTTGCCGAGCACTGTAGGATTAACACTGATGTATGAGTTAGATTGTTTTGAGAAAGCATTAGCACATTTTGGAACCCGTGTCGATGTTATCATTGCGATGGAAATGGGTGACAAAATTGATTCTGATGCTGCTTATAAAATGATCAAGGAAGAACTAAAACAACTTAAAAAAATTCGTAAAAAGCATAAGGATACTGACTGCGATGAGTGCTGATTCTCTTAAAATAACACAAAATGAAGATGGTTCATTCACAATGGATTGGGACAAGGAAGATCCCAACTGGTCCTGGTTGAATGGGTTGACATCCAAAGAAATTCAGATTATAGTAGAACAAGCAATCAAGGACCACCTGAATGACTGTTGAGTATCAGAAAGTTTGGCGCACGATGAATGATCTTGAGATGGTAACATCCAAGATTTGTTCTGCTCGTGAGATTATTGATGCTGCAATAGATAAAATTCAAGAGCATCAGTATGATAAGGCGGAGATGATGATGTCTGCTGCTTATGAATATCTTGAGTATTATCTGAAAGAATTTGATGAGAAGTTCAAACTTGCCTGGCAAGCAACCGTAGGTGACTTGCGTGATGGTGATGTGAGGAATGAACCTTTGACTTGTGACAAGGATGATCAGTCACCTGAATGTCAAGGTGCTTGGAATAGTTTCTGGGAAGAAAACTATTATCCAAAAGAATACGGTCTCCAATATAGTGATGAAGAAATAACAGCAATGTGTGATAAAGCAGAACTTGATGTTGAAGTAGAACGGATTCGTCAAGAAGGTGGATATGATTGGACACCTAAAGTTTCTAAAAAGAAATGGATACTTCCTGTTGAAGAGGCAAAAGATATTGATACTGATGAAACAGAGTATTTTGTTTCTTTCCCGCAAGACTTGTTAGAAGTTGCAAAACTGAAAGAAGGTGATGAGGTTGAATGGGTAGATAATGAGAATGGATCTTATACCCTTCGTAAAGTTTGATGTATACACTCTATATGCTACAAGGTCTTGCCCCATTTGTTGGTGGTATGTGCCTAGATAACTACCTCCGCAGACAAGGAGAACTCTGTAACATTAGAGATTATCCAGCAAATGTGGTAAAATATGATAGACAAAACCCAGAAGATGCTTGCTACCGTGATGGCATTTTCTACCCCCGTTGTAAAGACTTGGAGAATCCTGAAGTATGGCACTATCACAATCTGTTGAAGAATCGCTGAAAGAAGCAGAACAATCTCTGCGAAATGCTCTGGCATATGCTGCCCGTCAAGAACGACCTATGGTATGTTCTGTGATTGCTGATCTTATTAGTCGCATTGAATCATTACAAACAACTGATTCTCTGTTGGATAAACTTGAAAACCGTAAACCAGGCGACTCTGGTTTCTTTGGAACTATCTTTGGAAAAGATGACTGAAAAAGAAGAAAATCAACAACTGAAAAAGTCTCTTCAGAAATGGTGGGATTCTGATGCTTGTAAAGAACTTCAAAAAGCAAATGAAGAGGCACAGCAACGTGCCATTGGCAAATATCATATGCTGTCTGAAGAAGACAAACTTGATATGGTAGAAGCAGTCACTTACATTATGTGTAAAGCAGAAAGCGAAGGAACCTCTCATCGTGGACTGATGGATAAACTTGGAATCTATCCCGTTGGTTTCTGGGTAAATCATTTAATGGATGTTCATAATGCTCTCTGGACTTATTATCACGATAAGAAACGTGACAGAGAACTTTTAAGTGATCTAGATACACTTGACTCTTTCTTGGAGAAAGATAATGAAACGACTAATGAGTCGGGAGATGCTACAAGAACTGATTAATCTTGTAGAACCACATAAAGAAGAACATTCTGATCTTTATGATTATTTGATGCTCACCTGGACTTCTTGCCATTACAACTCTACATTATATGCTTGTAATGTAGATGGAATGATAATCATGCAGAGACACCTAAGTGAATTTGATGAACATGATTGGAGATCATACAATAAACATAAAGATTTGTAACTTGATCCCAAAGAAAACATTAAGTTACTAGATAATAGTATATTGAAATGCTAACATTGGGGCACATCGCAAAAAACTCATGACTCTTGCAAAAACTGGCACAGAAGTTCTGAATAAAGAAGAATGGAGCGAACTTATGGCACTTAAAGATGCCATCACATATGCTCCACAGACAGTTTCTGCTGAAAAAATGGAAAAATTCACCGAATTGATGGTTCGTTCTCTTGAAGGTAAAGAGGATAACTCACCAAAATAAAATAAATATTGTCAACACGATACAAAACCATGGAAAACATAGACCAACACATTCAGAAGGATGAGGATCTTCTGAATGATCCCATGATTTCTCCACAGTCAAGAAGACACACTGAAGAGGAATTAGAAGCACTCAAAGCATATAAAGAACATCATCCTGAAGACTTACATGATCCTACACCATTAGAACTTTATTGTGATGCTCATCCTGAGGCATTGGAATGTAGAGTTTACGACGATTGATTGTAAGAGGGTTGACAACCCTCTTTTTTTATGGTAAATTTAGAATTGTTAACTTGGATCTCGTGACCTTTTCAATTCTGACTGGAGATTGTAAGGAAGTTCTTGCTGGTTACGAAGAAAATACATTCCATTCTTGTATAACTGATCCCCCTTACGGTATGGGTATGGATCACTGGGATCACTCTGTTCCGAGTGTAGATATTTGGCGTGAAGTGTACCGTACACTTCGTCCTGGTGCGTTTTGTCTAGCTTTCTGTTCACCTGAATTGTATCATCGTCTGGCATGTAATGTAGAGGATGCTGGATTTACAATTAAGGATCAGATTATGTGGATGACAACCACCAAGATGCCAAAGTTTAACCGTCTAAAACCAGCACACGAACCAATTGTGGTGGCACAAAAACCATACAAAGGTTCACTCCAAAGTAATTTTGAAGAATGGGGATGTGGTCTGATTGATACAGAGCATACCCGTGTGCCCTGGGAGAAAGAACCACCCAAAGGTTGGGTTGCTCAGGGTGCTAAACGTCGCACATTTGGGCGTGATGGTAACACTACAGGTAGTGGTGCTGAGTATGGAACTGTAGACGCAAACCCTGCTGGTAGGTATCCTTCCAACATCATCGGTGAGGTTCAATCGGAGCATCAAAAGTATTTTTATGCTCCACGTGCCACACGTAAGGAGAAAGGAATTGATAACGACCATCCTACAGTCAAACCAGTGGATTTGATGGCATATCTTATCAAGATCTATTCTCCTGCCAATTCTACGGTGCTGGACCCGTTCTGTGGTAGTGGAAGCACTGGAGTCGCCGCCATTCGGGAAAATAGAAACTTTGTGGGTATGGATCTTAGTGCTCACTATACAGAAATCGCAACCAGGCGGTGTGCAGATCAAGAACTGGCACAACAGGCACAGAATCCGCTGGTGGATGCCCTATACTAACAAGGTAATCAACAAACGCCCCCAATGGCAACTCGTGCTCGCATTGGTATTGAACTCAAGAACGGTTCTGTGCTCTCTGTGTACCACCATTGGGATGGTTATCCTGAGTGGTTGGGTCGTATGCTGAAGACTCACTACAATGCTCGTTCTCTTGCTGCAGAACTGATTGATGGTGGCGACATGTCATCCTGCTGGACTGATGAGCGTTGGGATGATACTGGTGTGAAGGGTGTTTATGGTCCTCAGTATTACTCTCAGCGTGGTGAAGATACTCCTCCTCGCCATGATAAAGATCTGATGGAATTTCTTCAAAATGGTGAAGAGTTTGCTTATGTTTATACTCAGTCCGAAGGTTGGTTGTGCTACGATACTTGTGACTGGCACGATTCCTATTTGGAAGGTGTTGAAATTCCCACTGGCGCATTGGCAGTCTGATCTGCTATAATACTGAAGTAGTTGAGGAACTCTCATGGATCTGTCTGAACTGATTGAAGAACTGCGTGAGATTGAGATCTACGGGTCTGAACCATCAGACTGGATGGGATATTTGGAGAACGACGACTATTGGGTGCCAGATCCTGAACTGGCATACTGACCCTCTCAGCGGTGCCTAGGTGCCGCTATAATACGTTCATACGCAACCAAGCAATGACCACCACCTTCGCTGAGTATTCTGCCCAAGCAGAGGCACGGAAGAACATCGCAGAGGCAGTTCTGGGGCACACCTATGCCCTCTGCGAGGCACTGCGCCAGAACTACATCGATTACAGCATCAAGTCTCACCAGAAGTTTGTTGATGATGCTGATACTCATGAGTATCATCAAAAGCAGATTGATAAACTCAAGCAAGGCACTTGTGATTATGACTTCTACCCTGAGACGGGTCGTAAGTATCACAAAATCATTATGAGTGCTAATGGTTCCCGCTCTGTCCATGCTTTTGTAGATAAAAAGACTGGTCAAGTGTATAAGTCTGCATCTTGGAAAGCACCCGCCAAAGGTGTTCGCTACGACCTGCGTATCATTGAGCAGCGTGAATGGTTGCTTGAGAATGCTGACTGGGCAGGTGGTTATCTTTACGCTCGTTGATTATGACTGCTAAAGAAAAACTCCTGTTTGTTTCTTCGTTCATTTGGTTTCTACATTGGGGTCAATGTCTTACATCACGCATTCTGGATATGGTTATCGCAAACGGGTCTGTGAGGATGTTACCTCTTGGTTTCTGAATCGATTCTTCCCACGCCACAAGATCACAGTGGATATTGTTCATCGTGGTCTAAATCGTGAGCAGGTTTATGGGTATTGTGATGTTGTGGGTGAAACCTATCGCCCTCGTCACTTTCTGATTGAACTGAACACCCATATGGATGAGGAGTTGTATATAAAAACTCTTTTACATGAGCTGACGCACCTGCGGCAGTGGGTAGTCGGTTCACTGCGGTTGCGAAGCGGAAAAATGTATTATGGTAAAGAATGTATGGAAAATGTGGACTATTGGCATCAGGCACACGAAATAGAGGCACGGGAGCAAGAAGAAACCCTATATCTGGAATACCTATTTGATAAAAATGGGTGGACGGTCCCACAGGTGGCACAGTTCTTTGGCAACCGCCTGTGCTTGGCAGTATAATACAGAGGTAATCAAGGGAACCACAATGATTGCTGACGACGCTCAAGACGCCCAGATTCGCCGCTCTATTATGAAAGCAGTTGAATCGATGGATCTGCTGTGTTTACAACGTATTGCCTATGAGGTACGCTGTGAAGAGATGGGTCTTTACCCTGATGGTTGGAAACTTTATCCTGAGGACTGATGAACAAACCAATTCTCATTAAACAGTTTGCCAACCGTTGGTATTTGTACTGGGCAGATAATGGTCGTACTATCGCATCATTTCCATCTGAGTTTGAAGCATACAGTGCCCGCCGTGCTATGATAGAATATAATAAGAAAGGAGGACACCTATGAAATCTTTACTTCTTGCTGCTGCATTGTTGACTGCTCCTGTATTCGCACAGACTGCTCCACCTAAACCCAAGGTGTATCGCCCATTTACATATGAAACTCCTTGCCTATTAGAGGCAGGACTTCAAACTTATCCTGATGTCTGTAAAGTTGTAGAAACCCGTGAGACTGGTGGTGCGCTTCGCACTCGTAATATCTTTTCCAATAAACATGCTCTGACGATTAAGGGGCGATTTGATAAAGAGAAAGGATACATGACCTGGGATAGTCATAACAAATTTGAGTATAAGTGGGAGTATAAAGTTGGTGGTAATAATGAACTGGGAGCATGGACCTATGTAATGCCTGGTTTCTTAGTTCAAAATGTTTCTTGGGATTAAATCATGAAAGAAGTTGTTGTTTATCCAAGTTTTATTCTAACCGCTGTGCTTGGATTCATTACTGGTGGTGCTTTTTACAGTCAGTCATCCTATAACGATGTACTGAAACTGTGTAATCAAAAACCATTGGAGTGTAAGTTCAAATACGACATTCTGATGTATAATGAGACTGGCAGAGTTCCTTACACTGCGCCTAAACCCGTAAAGGAGACTGAAAAGAAATGACCGAAACAAATGTAAATCTGAATGTTCATGAAATTGGTGTGATTCTATCAGCACTTCAGTTACTGAATATCAGTGATGAACGATTGATTGCTCGGGAATATGGAAGTGTGCCAGCACTGTATAACAAACTCTACTCGCTCTATGATCAGATGGACAGTTCTCAAACTGGTCTACGCAACGATGTGGTGCCGTCCTTCTGACCTATAATACAGAGGTAATCGGGAGACACCCCAATGCCTGACTTCCCCACCCTCCAATCTAAAGACGGCACGATGCTGGTCGGTTTCTATCCTGTTCAGACCCCTTATGGTGACATCAGCGCCGAATGGTGTATGCAGATTCTGTCCTGGAAAGGTATTGACCAAATCTCCAAGAAGTATCTGAACCGTGTGGAGAAAGCACTGGCGATTCGTGAGCGTCTGGCATATGATTATGTGGTGACGGGTGACAACCAAGATTCTCCTCAAACTGGTAACCCTTTCTATGGTGCCTGCTGATGAAAGGAAAATATATTGCCTATGGCATTGTAGCACTGGTGGCAATCATCGGATACAATGCCTTTCTGGTACAACGGGATCAGAAAATGTATGATGCCTATTACTGTCAAACTGTTGGATGTGCCAATGAACGATGAAGACATTAAGCAGTTTATGACTGCCTTTGAGGACTTCATGAAACATGCCGATGTTGAAGTCCAGAATTATGTGCGGCGTGAAGCATCACGACAATACACAAAGAGTTATTTTGAGACCAAAGCGGCAGAACTCAATGTTCCTGTTGATTACTACATTTCGGAGTTTGTATGACCGAAGAAATGAAGATGGTGCTGGGTATTCATCAGATTGATAATTTAACATCACTGCTGGAGGGTAATGAGTATCAACAGTATTTGTATTCACATCTTTTGCCTATTAAGTATGAACTTCAGCGTCAGTTGACAAATTTAACCCATTCATCTAAAATAAAGGAGTAATTTACCAAAGAAAATGAAAAGTCTGTACATTGTTGATTACTGGGTGCCGTTTCCTTCCAGTGAATATGGTGGAGTCGTCAATCTGATCGCAGAAGATGACACTGAGGCATTTGAATTACTTGCCAATGAAGAAGGTTTTGATGAAAACTATCAGAATCTGATCATGCCCAATGTTGTCAAGGCACAGAAATTCAAACTGGTGGATGATTACGAATCTGGTATTATTGATGCTTTTACGACCTGATTATGGAACAACTTTATAAGATTCTTCAACTGTTCACCAATGAATGGGAACTCATTGATTCAAAGGCAACCAAACTGACCAAAGAACAATGTGATACTCTACTGAATTATTATGTTTCCGAAGGTGTGAACCCAAATCATCTGCGAGCAGTTGCCGACAATGATTGAGTTTCCTCATCAACCTCCCGAAGGTTACTATTATGAGCAACGACAATTCAAAAGCAATATTATTGGAATCTGGATTCATTTTAATCGCCATTTTGACTATAACCTTGGTGATCGAGTCTCTTGTATATGGGGATTTTACAATACAAAGAATCGAAAATACTATGCTCCAATCAACTCAAAGACAGTTGGAAAGCAAGTAGATATTGAGCGTACCACACCGTATTCTGCGATGCCAATCAAACAAACTCCACTTGAAGCAGCCTATGTATGAACCAAAAGTTAATGATTATGTTCAGTGGGAAAACGGTAAGGGTGTAGAAGGATGGGTTTATTTCAAGGATAGTTCATACATTACAATTGAAGCACAAGTCTGGCCAAAGCATCCAGATGATATACACAAAGGTACACATCATCGTAATGAACGAACTCTGGTGATTTGTTATCCTGAGTCCTGGAAAGAACTTAAATATGTGAAAACCCGTAATCATATCTACGATGAAAAGTAAACGTAATCTATGGCGATGGTGGGCAAAGGCATTAGGAGAGAAGGCATCTAAAAATGACAGAGAATCAGATCACATTGCTGGTATACGGACTGTTATATTCTGTACTTATCTCATTACTAATGCTTTCATTGTTGCGGGGGTCATAAGACACTGGAATGATGAAGTCCCGAATCTAAATAATGACACACAGGTTCATAGTTCAACCGAATGTCAGCGACAGTCACCAAAGCAGGACCATATTACACCTCTGGAAGTATTTCCTTTTCATCCCTAAGAACAAACTTTCGGGCACAACAACCCAATGGTAGTTTCTCTTCAGATACGCTGCCAATCAAAGCGTCACAGTTAAGAAGAGTCACCAGTACGACTGATACAAATCCAACCGTACCTGATGCGACTGAGAATGCAAATGTAACCACATCAAATAATTGGAAGGCATCACAGTTTCGTAATTCGATTAAGTATTACTTCATCACACAGACTGGAACTGATGATAATGGAGCATCACCATCATCACCTGGATTCAATATCGGTACACAGTCCTGGAACTCTAATCTCAATAAGAATGTTCGGAAGTACATGTATCTCAACGGTACAATGGGTTCTTCTAATGTTTCACAATATGCCACTTATCTTCAGGCAGAGACTTATAACTTAGAGGTCAATGTAGCAGGTGGAATCTATGGTGCTGGCGGATCCAATGGTACGTCAGGTAATATCAGTGGTGGTAATGGTGGCCCTGCGATGTATGTTCAATCCACTGGATCTGCCGTAACTGTGATCGTCAATAGCACCGCTAACATTTATGGTGGAGGTGCTGGAGGAGAAAAAGGAAGGACAGGTGACAATGGAGCATCTGGCACATGTTTCTATTATGAAACCTATGATACGGGAACCAACTGTAATGGATGTCCTGGATGTGGTGGAGATGAACGAATCAACTGTTTTGACCAAGGAGGATGTAACTGTGGTAAGGGTGGATGTAGAGATAATAATAAGAGATCAACCTGCCGTAGAACGATTTACTATAGTGTCCCTGGTGCTACTGGTGGAGAAGGTGGTGATGGTGGATTAGGTAGAGGTTATGGTCAGTCCAGAACTGATGGATCAACAGGAACAGTAGGACAAACTGGTGGATGCCCAAGTTTAGGTGCAGATGGTCAAACTGGAGAGACTGGTGGTAATGGTGGAGACTGGGGATCAGATGGTGGAAGTACAAACAATACAGGATCAGGAGGATCAGCAGGAAGAGCAATCACAGGTAGTAATTACAGCGTGACAGGAACGATAAATTCTGCTACAATTAAGGGAGCATATCAACCATAACAAATGACTGAATATCCATCATTACCAGAGCAAGGAAAGAACCTTGCTAAGTTTACATTTGAAGTTGTTAAACAGGCATTCTCATCTAATGCTTTGTTTGTATCACCAGAGGTAAAACAACAACGATTAGATATTTGTAAACAGTGTGAGTATTATGATCCAACACAGGTAAGGTGTAAGCATTGTGGTTGTTTCTTAGATCATAAGGCATCATTCGCATTAGACTCTTGTCCGATTGATAAGTGGATGGTTTCTGATGCTGATTGGTTAAATGGTGAGTTTGATAAAGTAGTGGATAAGGTACAGAATCCACAGACTGAAAGTGATGGTCCTAGGTTTCCTGCTCAACCAGAATTAGGACAGGTTTATGGTTGGAAAGAGCGTAAATGGAAGTGGAATGGAGAGATGTGGGATTTTATACCAGAATGAGTAATTTGGTATAATTTGATACATTATAAGGTTAAATTTAATTAAAAAATATAATAAAAAACATTTATTAGTATTTTATTTGATTCTCAATTAGTTGTATTTTATTGAGAATCAATTGAGTATAATAGTTGAGAATAAGTCTTCTAAATGCTTATAAATGCCTGGTCTTATAAGTGTCTTAAATGCTTATAAATGCCTGGTCTTATAAGTGTCTTAAATGCTTATAAATGCCTCCAAGACTTGTGAGTTTAGCGAGCGTATCATAAGAAGCGCAGTTTGTCAAGTCCCACGGCGCCACAAAAATCCCCAAACCCACACAAATCTCGACGAGAATACATATATACTCTTATGAGAATCTCGTCTAGAATACTCATTGACAACTCGACGAGATATCTGCTATAATCATTAAGCATCATACAAATCTCGACGAGCTTATGTACGACGACTACGATCTCGACTACACATACGCAACAGACTATTCATACGATCTAGACGAGTATTATGCACAAGATCTAGATCTCGACGAGGATTACGCACGAGATGGGCAAGATTATGAATCACTTGCGTATCGTCACTATGCATGATATAATCTAGTAAACATCGCACGAGTTTCACATGGCTGCCACACATACAAAGCGCATGGTACGTGTTACTCTAGATCTCATGTGTTATGATGATCTAGAACTAGATGATATCCCCTGGCGGGAGATGTTACACCTAGAAGATGACGAAGATATACATGTTAGCATCAAAGATTTCACCGATATCTTCTGAGTGTGACAGTTTAAGAATTGGATCGATTCTCAATTATAAGACTTATTGATTCTCAATAACTAGATCTTATTGAGAATGAGGACAGTTGAGAGAGTGGCACAAGGGGGGTTGTGCTGAGCGGCAAGATCGGATATTGTACCTCTGTCGTCGGGAATTCACCTTGAAAGACATCAGGATTCGTGTTGAAACTTACGATGGTTTGTGTACTATTTGGTACGAACGTTCAAGGTTAAAGAATGCTTGTGATATTATCAGCAAGCGTGTCTACAACCAACTCTGTGGTTTGAACATCAAAGAAGTTAACGTTTCGGTGATTTGATTATGTGTGGCCCTGCTTTTGAATATACTCGGGAAGATTTCCTGAATGATGCATCCCCTGAAGAATGGGATGAATGGGAACAGAAAGCGGCTGAACTTGAGCTGCCGTTAGATTACTATTTGGCCGAGTTCGTGTGACGGTTGGGGAACTGGCACACACCCCCTTGCGGTTCGTTTGAATCTGGTTTACATTACATTCGTTCACCTGAAGGAGACCAATGAGCACTGCAACTTATAACGGTTGGGCAAATTGGGAAACGTGGAATGTTGCACTCTGGATCGGCAATGATGAGGGTTTGTATGATGCTGCCAAGACCTGCAGTAACTATCAGGAACTAGTTCAATTGCTGCGGGATTGTGGTAGCAAAGAAACCCCAGATGGTTGCCGTTGGGATGATCCTAAGATTGACGGTTTAGAGATTAACGAAATGCTGGACGATCTCTAAACTGGCACAAGGGGGGTTGCGATGCCCCCCGATCTCTGATACATTACATTTGTCGCTGAGAGATTTCAATGTTTGATGAACTCTGGTCTGAGATTCAGGACATGCCTGGTGAGATTTTTGACCTCGACATTCCTGAACTCAAAGATGAAAAGTTTGATGTCAATGAGTATCTGAACGCAAACTACGATTATTGAGAACAATGGCAGAAATGATTGAACTCACTCAAGATGAGATTCGTGCTCTGCTGGATCTCATTGAGTTTCACGATGATTGGGAAGAATGTAGTGAACAACTCGGCGTAGATGTTGCCAAGTTGTATGATAAAGTTTCTTCATTCGTCACCTACTGATGCTCTACCAAATCATCGACATTGAGTTTGATTTTGATGATGAAGATGAACTGGATGATGATTACAAATCTGACCTCTTTGATGAGGCATTGAGTCAAATCTGGGAGGCATCTGATGAAGATGATTTAGTAGAAGAAATCACCACCGCTTATGGTTGGTGCATCAAATCCCTGAACTTTCGCCACGTTCTTTCCTGATTATGTACCGTACACTTTCTGAACTTCGTGACTCTATCAACCAACTGATTGAGCGTCAAGGTGAGAACGCAGTTTGCGCTGCGTTTGTATTCACTCAAGATGATGTATTTGAGATCGTTGGTGAAAACTGCGATGAAGTGCGTTTCTCTAAAGAACTCACTGAAGATGTGCTCTGTGATGTAGGAGGTTCCGACTACATTTACGAACAGATTGGTGAGGTGATTGATGATTCAATCCGTGACCGTAAGAAACTGCCCCTCTACGCTAACTGATGACCCAAACTGACATTATTTCAGTTCGTGAACAAATCCAAGAGGATCTGATCTGCCTGCTAGAATCACAGTTCGGTCAGGCAGATTACCTCTCCGAAGTTCAAGACCTTGCCTGCCAGATTGTTGTTTCTAACTTCACCCAACTTCTGAAATGACCAACAACGTTAAAACCTGGACCGATGACTTCTCCGAACTTTGTGAGAAGTATGCCGAATTCGTGATGGATTCGATGGACATGAAGACGATGGAACAGTTCGTGTTTGATACACTTTACGAGTGCTATTCTGCCTATGATGAAGAACAGTTGATTGGTGAGATTCTTGAGTTGTATGATGAAGAAACCCTGGAAAGTTTCGGTGTAAAGATTACTGATGGTCCAGACATTGTGACACCTGACTAAGTGGCACAAGGGGGGTTGCGACTCCCCTTTTTTCGTGCCATACTAAGATCATGCAAAACAAACACATCGAACACCCCGAAGATTCTATCCTCACGGGTGACCTTACTGTTCTGGATTGGTTCACTGCCCGTGGCAATCTGAGTGTAAAGATTGACGGTGCACCTGCTATTGTGTGGGGTATTAATCCCGCCAATGGTGAGTTCTTCGTTGGCACCAAAGCAGTCTTTAACAAAGTTAAAATTCGGATCGCACATTCGCATGATGAGATCAATCAATTCTATCAAGGCGAAGTTGCAAACATTCTGCACGCTTGTTTTGACTGGTTGCCTCATTCAAGCGGTATCTTTCAAGGTGATTTTATTGGTTTCGGTGGTGACACTGAGTATACTCCTAACACGATCACTTATCAGTTTCCTGAGGTAGTTTCTGAGAAGATCATTGTCGCTCCCCATACTTACTACATTGCCGACAAAGATCTTCGTGATGCTGTAGCGTATCCGATGAAGTTTACCATCACGGATACTCCCTACGTGAAATTTGTGAAACCTGAAGCATACATTCAGCACGGGCAAGAATCGTTCGCTGATGTAGAAGAAATCTGTGACTTTGCCCGTCAAATGTCTACTGCCTGTGAGTTCGTAACTGATAAGGAAGCGGCAAAGATCAAACAACAGATCAATGCCTGCATTCGTACTGGTGAAGAAGTCAACCCCGACGACTTTGATTGTGATGCTAACCTGCTGCGTTTGTGGGCATTGGTGAAGTCAATCAAAGATGATTGTTTGTACCTCTGCCGCAATCAGGGTCCCGCAGCATACCTGTACGGCAACAGGATTGATGCTGAGGGTTACGTTCTCACCAATGAGTTTGGTATGTTCAAACTGGTGAATCGTGAGGTCTTTTCTAACGCTAACTTCAACAACCGCCGCTTTCAGTGTGCCAGTTGAGAAGGTGGCACACACCCCGTAGACAGATGCCCTAATCCGTTCTATTCTTACAAAGTAATCAACGAAAGCAATTTTCGAGATGACTCTGAATCAATTCTTCATTGAGTGCCTGGATCTCAAATATGCCAGCAATTCTCAAGACAATTCCTATCACGAACAGCAGGTAGAAGAACTGCTGAAAAAGTATAACCTGGAGTATGAATATCAACCGAATGGTATTCAAAACTCTCCTGATTTCCGTGTACACTACAACGGCAAAACTTACGACATTGAGTGTAAATCTTCCAAACAGGCACATCCTACCTACAATGGTGGATTGCCGAAGGAAGGTGTTATCTACGTGTTCAGCAGCAAAAAGTATAACGAAACCACGGTATTCTTTGCTGATGATGTGGTGAGCAAAGAAAAGCGGGAATTGTATAACAAACTGATTGCCGAGTTGAATGTAACTCTGAAGCAGTATCAGCAACTCAATGAGTGGCAGGAAGATGAGCGTGGGTTTGACTTCTACATCCGCAACATGTTCACTCAATCGGGTGGCAAAGATAAGACGGATTACTTCACTCATGCCCGCCGTGGTTACTGTGAAGATCGTGTGGTGAACTTTGAGTTCTGATGCATAAGAATTGGTTCCTGATTGCGGTTGCTCTGATGATCCTATGGCAACCCCTGGCACCGATCCGCCATGTGACAGCTGATGCACTGTCACTCGCTGCCTCCTGGATCCGTGACTGACCCTGTAGACTTACTGCATACCAAACGACCCGAACCCATGCGGAAGATCGAACGCCTGATGAACGCTGCTATCACTGCCAGCGAAGATTTCAAACTTGATAACACTGAGGTCATCTCATGTTCTGATGTTTCTGATGTCTACCTGCACGGCAATCTGATCGCTCGGATTGGCGAAACCTGGATCGAATTGTTTGATGGTGGGTATCGTTCAAACACTACCAAATCCCGCCTGAATGCTATTCTTTCTGAGCACGGAATCCCTGGCGAAGGTATCTTTCAGAAGAACTATCAGTGGTTCTTTCAGTCTAAAGATTACGGCGTGATTCCTTTCTTCTCAGGTATGCGAATTGCCTGAGTGACAGTCAAGGGGGTGGCACACACCGCCCCCCATTCCACCCCATCCCATCCTACAATTCTTTCAGTTCAAACAACGAACCCAATGCGTTACAATCCTTCCACTGATCGTGCCATCTCCATTGATGAGATCGCCGCACAATGTAAGGCAGCAATTCTTAAGGCAGACCGCCGCTATGTTGAGTCGGTTGCTGATCGCATCTATGATGAGATCTTGACTGCTACCCGCTGGGAGGATGATGTTCTGATCGCTGCCTGAATCACCTCCCTTCGTTCACTCTAACTCTTTTTTCAAATGACTCAATCCCTGGCAATTTCTCTGCTCCGTCAAGGTAACAATGGCGATCAAATCCTCCAGATCCTGGAATCAATCGCAAACGACAATGAGCAGGGAACTGTAACCGATCATCAGGGCAATCCCGTTATCTGGTGACAGTCTAATTAGTGGCACACCCTCACTCCGATTCGTCGGGTGGGGGTTCTACAATATGGGGACACCAAACGAAACACACATGAGCATCGAAACCGTTTATAGCATCACTGGCAAAGTCATGATCAAAGATACTGAAACTGGCAAATCCTGGATGTCACTGGTTGAGAATGATGCATTCCGTGGTGCAATCGAAGGACTCTACGATTTCGTGATTGATACAAATGCCAGTGCTGATATGGCATACGATTGGGTATGCGATCAGGCGGACATTCACACCTTCGTCGTTGATACTCCCGCATGGGATATGTTCTACGGCGTGTTCAGTCAGGCGCAACCAGTTCCACACTTTGCCTGCGCTCATGTCTGAACTTCGTTAACACCGTCCCTCACACTTTCTTCTCATGGCACTCTACAACATCGCATCCGATCTTAACACCCGCCAGACCGTATGGGTGAGCACCAATGTTGCTAAGGGTCGTCCGCAACTTAACAGTCACCGTGATGATACGTTCGGTCGTTCACTCAATCGTGCGGGCATTGATGGTTATCCTGCCTGGGAACTTGCGGGTCTTCATTGTAACTATGTGCCCCGTGTTCGTTCGTGAAGCAGCAGTGCCCCGGGGTTGCGGTCGTGCGGGGGGCGCCGCCGTTATATAAAAACCATGGGTCCCCCTAACCTACAAAGTGTTACGGAAGCGAGTGATATCTAAAGAGCTATATAAATCTAAAAAGAAAATTCATATACTCAAAATGAAAAAAAATTCCGGAGAAAATTTTCAGTCCGTACAAGTCGATCCAATCACTGGTGACTATTATATTGTGATACCTGAGTGGGTCACGAACGAACTTTCATGGTATGAAGACACAGAAGTTCGTCTATCAATTGAGGGTGGAGATCTCGTAATAACCGAAAAGGAAGGTGATTGACAATCGCTACATAATACTGTATGATCTTGATGTAAACGCATTCTATTATGGCTAAAGGATTTACCGTAAAAGCAAAAACGCCGACTGCCTCAGAACCAGAGTGGGACTACAATCTTGCCCGTGAGATGGTAAAGGGTAAGACTATTGTATTCTGTCTACCTGGAAGAGGAGTCTCATATACTTACTTAAAGAACTTTGTTCAACTTTGTTTTGATCTGGTACAGGCAGGCGCAAGTATTCAGATTTCTCAAGACTACTCTTCAATGGTAAACTTTGCCCGTTGTAAGTGTCTTGGAGCAAATGTACTTCGTGGACCTGATCAGATTCCCTGGGACGGTAAACTGAAATATGATTGGCAGTTGTGGATTGATAGTGATATTGTCTTTAATACTGAGAAGTTCTGGCAACTGGTTCTGATGGATAAGGACATTGCTTCTGGATGGTATTGTACAGAAGATGGACACACGACTTCTGTAGCACATTGGATGGAAGAAGATGATTTCCGTAACAATGGTGGTGTGATGAATCATGAAACCCTTGAGAGTATCTCTAAGCGTCGTAAACCATTCACTGTTGATTACGCAGGATTTGGTTGGTTGTTAATTAAAAATGGAGTCTTTGAACACTCTGAGATGAAGTATCCTTGGTTTGCTCCGAAGATGCAAGTCTTTGAATCTGGTGAAGTACAAGATATGTGTGGAGAAGACGTATCATTCTGTTTAGACGCAAAGGAAGCAGGCTTTGAAATCTGGTGCGATCCTCGTATCAGAGTTGGTCACGAGAAAACAAGAATCATTTGATGGCTAACGAACTCTATAATATTCTCTGTAAGGGGAGAAGAATCTATTCAAGTCTTACAGAAGAAGAATATTTCAATGTCATGGAGGATCTGTCGATAGAATATTATCAGACAGGTACTCCACGACCTGAAGATCTTGAAACTGAAATTTTATTGGAGAATAACAACGTATGGCAGCAAAAGCAAAAGGTGGTCTGAATAAAAATAGCTCTTATATTCCTGGTCCGCCCAAAAAGTCTCGTCAAGGAGCTGGTATGGGAACGAAGTATGCCGCTTCTTCTCGTAACGGGGCTCGTAAGAAGTATAGGGGTCAGGGTAAAGGTTGATGTATTTCCTAGAGTGTGACGATGAATGGAATCAAATACATCCATCGGACCTCTGGGTTTATAACAAACTCTTTTTAAGTCGGGTTTTAGGTTATGCTTGTGGTCCTGCGGGAACTACAGTACCTAATCCCGACTTTTATATTGTCCGCCCCTCGTTTAATTTGTTTGGAATGAGTCGCTTTGCTCGTAAAGAATGGATTGAAAAGCAAACAGATGACATACATCCCTCTGAATTCTGGTGTGAGATCTTTGAAGGAGAACATCTAAGCGTAGATTTTCATCACCAACAAGCAGAACTAGTCATCTTAGGAACAAGAAAATCAGAAAATCCTCTTTATAAGTGGGATAAATGGGAAAAAGTTGATAGAGATGTTAAATTTCCGAAGATTTTGGATCAATTACATGGAAACTATGAATGGATTAACTGCGAATTCATTGGAAATCAGTTAATTGAAGTTCATTTTCGCCAAAATCCAGACTTTCGCTATGGGAATACAATCGCAATACCAAATTGGGAAGAAAATAATCAAGAAAATTTTGAAAATTATGAGTATGTTCAAGATTCGGACTTCCATAGAAGAGGTTTTTGGATCAAATAAATACATTTTTTGCTAAAAAATTGAGTTGGAACAGTTTTCAATGGGTAAACACCTGCTCCTAGAGGTGTATAATGTGGATTTTGACCTGATTAATGACGTAGAATCTCTACAGAGCGTCATGATTAAGGGCATTGAACGTGCGAAGATGACAATTTTGAATACATTTTCACACTGTTTTCTTCCACAAGGGTGTACGGTCGTAATTGCCCTCTCTGAAAGTCATGTTTCCTGTCATACTTGGCCAGAAAATGGATGTTTGGCAGTTGATGTATACACATGTGGTGAAGGAAATCCACGTTTGATCGCCTTAGAAATTCTAAAATACCTCAATTCATACTCTTATTCGTTGCGTGAAGTTGATCGTTAAATAGTAATAAGGAGATAGCAACCTCCTTTATAAAAGTTCTGTTTTATTCAGTTAAAACAGGAGCTAAAATGTCTAATTTACCCGTAGATAGAGATCAAAATTACATGAGAGAAATGTGGGGGACCACAAAACTCATCACAGATTATGAATCAACACCACCACAAAGAATCATTCAAGAAGTGATGCATGATTCTGCACCAAAACATGATTTAAGAAAACAAACTGAACTTCACGAAAAGATTCGTAATGATGAAGACTATGATGATTGGAGTTATGGTACTGAACCAACCTATGGTTCTCCTTGGAAATAGGATATAAATAAAGCAAGAAACTTTTGTCCGATGGCAATACAAAGGATATCTAGATCATTTAAAGATATTAGTTTATCCTTTGAACCTCATCCGGTCACAAAGGATTTACCAATATTAAAAAATGAGAATGCGATCAAAAGATCGGTCAGAAATATTGTAGAAACGATTCCTACAGAAAAGTTTTTTAATCCAAATTTTGGATCTGATGTACGTAGTAGTCTTTTTGAGTTTGTTGATTTTGGTACTGCCTCAATCATTCAAAGACAAATTGAACTGGCACTACAAAACTTTGAACCAAGAATTAATAATGTAAATGTTGAGGTGAATCCTAGACCAGATACAAACGAATTTGAAGCAACGATCTTCTTTGATATTATTGGACAGGACTTCCCGACTCAAGAATTTACATTTATCTTAGAGGCAACAAGATAAAATGCCTTTTACACAGTTTACTAATTTAGACTTTGATCAGATCAAGACCTCAATCAAGGACTATCTTCGTGCGAATTCAAACTTCACAGACTTTGACTTTGAAGGGTCAAACTTCTCTGTACTGATTGACACGTTAGCGTATAATACATATATCACCGCATTTAACTCTAACATGGTTGTGAATGAGTCTTTTTTAGACTCGGCAACCTTGAGAGAAAATGTTGTTTCATTAGCAAGAAATATTGGATACGTACCACGCTCTAGAACCGCCTCTAAGGCAGTCGTATCTTTTAATGTGCCAACTACCACAACAAGTCCAACACTGACTCTACAGGCGGGATTAGTATGCGTTGGTGGTGTTGATGACACAACCTATACATTCTCAGTTCCTGAAAATATCACCACCACAGTAACAAATGGTGTTGCATCATTTTCAGACATTAACATCTATCAAGGAACATTTCTTCGCAATCAGTTTGTGGTAGATGGATCATTAGATCAAAGATTTATTCTTGATAATCCTTACATTGATACCTCTACAATCGTTGTTTATGTCAAAGGTATTTCTGATACTGGACTAGGAAGAGAGTATACACTGGTTGATAATATTTTAAATGTTCAAAGTTCATCGGAAACTTATTTGATTCAAGAAATCAAAGACGAAAAATATGAACTTCTATTTGGTGATGGTATCTTTGGTAAAAAGTTAGAAAACGGAACAGTCATTACTGTAACTTATATTGTTACTGATGGTAAAGATGGTAATGGTGCTTCTCTGTTTTCATTCTCTGGTTCTCTAAGAGGATCATCTGATGAGATTGTAACTCCTTCATCAACAGTTTCAGTTATCACTACAGCATCGTCTTCTAATGGTGGAGAGATTGAGAGTATTGATTCTATCAAATACTTTGCTCCTCGTCTTTATTCATCGCAGTATAGAGCGGTTACAGGAAGAGATTATGAGTCCATCATTCAAAAGATTTATCCAAATACAGAATCAGTTTCAGTTGTTGGTGGAGAAGAATTAGATCCACCTCAATTTGGAACGGTTTTGATTAGCATTAAACCAAAGAATGGTGATTATGTTTCCGACTTTGATAAGCAGCAGATCTTAAACAAACTTAAGAACTATTCTCTAACAGGTATCAATCAGTCAATTATTGACCTTAAGGTTCTTTATGTGGAGATAGACTCTGCGGTTTACTATGATTCTCCTAAAGTTTCTAATGTGAACGATCTTAAGACTAGAGTGGTAAATGCTCTTACAACTTATGCTTCTTCAACAGATGTCAATAAGTTTGGTGGTAGATTTAAGTATAGTAAGTTAGTTAGAATTATTGATGATGTTGATACTGCGATTACTTCTAATATTACTAGAGTCGTTATTAGAAGAAATCTAAAAGCTGCCGTAAATGATTTTGCCCAATATGAACTTTGCTTTGGAAACCAGTTTCATATCAATTCAAAAGGATTTAATATCAAGAGTACTGGATTTAGAATTTCTGGAGAAGCGGATATAGTATATCTGACAGATGTTCCTAAAAAAGATGTGAACGGAAATCTTGATGGTAGTGGTATGGGGGATATTTCAATTGTTAAACCAAATCCAAATGGTATTGATAATACTGTTGTCATTAAGTCTGCTGGAACAGTAAACTACACAACTGGAGAAATACTTTTAACAACAATTAATATAACTGCCACAGATATGGCAAATAATATTATTCAAGTTCAAGCATACCCAGAATCTAATGATGTTATTGGACTTAAGGATTTATATTTGAGTTTTAGTGTTGCAGATAGTACCATAAATATGGTTAAGGATACAATTTCTTCTGGAGAGCAAATATCTGGCATTGGATTTAAGGTAACTTCAAACTATCTAAACGGAGAACTAAAGAGGATATAAGATGATAGCAACAGGGTTTGAAACAAGAGTACAGATACAACAGATTGTTGAAAATCAACTTCCAGAATATATTTTATCAGAAAGTCCAAAGGCATCAGAATTTTTAAAGCAGTATTATATTTCACAAGAATTTTCTGGTGGAACAGTTGATATTGTAGATAACTTAGACCAGTATCTGAAATTAGATAACTTAACACCAGAAGTAATTACTGGTCAGACTTTTTTGTCTGAAAGTATCACCTCTACTAGTTCAACTGTTAATGTAACAAGTACCAAGGGATTTCCAAATCAGTATGGTCTTTTTAAGATTGACGATGAAATCATTACTTACACTGGAATAACAACTAATACTTTTACTGGATGTGTTCGTGGGTTTAGTGGAATTACATCCTATCATGCTGACAACTCTCCTGGAGAGCTTGTATTTTCAACTTCTTCCGCAGCATCTCACACTTCTGGAAAAATTGTTTATAATTTAAGTTCTTTATTCCTAAAAGAATTTTACAAAAAAATTAAATATACCCTAACTCCTGGATTAGAAAATGTTGATTTTGTTTCTAATTTAGACGTAAGTAATTTTATTAAAGAATCTAAATCATTCTATCAGTCAAAAGGAACGGAAGAATCTTTTAGAATTCTTTTTAATGTTTTATATGGAGTTACTCCAAAAGTAATTGATCTTGAGCAATATATTTTAAAGCCATCTTCTGCTCAATTTATTAGAAGAGAAATTGTACTTGCAGAAAGAATCTCTGGTGATCCAAACAATCTTGTTGGACAGACAATTAGAAAGTCTACTGATGTCAATACTCAAGCTTCTGTATCTGAAGTTGAAATTGTCAGTAGAAGAGGAAAAACATATTACAAACTAGGATTATTTGTTGGATTTGATGAAAAGGATTTAATTGAAGGCACATTTACTATTCCTGGTAAAACAAAAGTTATAGGAAATGTTTCTGTTGGAGCTTCTGTGATTACAGTTGACTCAACAATTGGATTTAGCACATCAGGTAGTGTTATTTCTAGTGGCAATAATATTACATATACTGATAAAACAATCAACCAGTTTTTGAACTGTAGTGGTGTAACTTCTGCTATCAATTCAACGTCGGATTTAAGATCTGATGAAACTGTTTATGGGTATGAAAATGGCGATTTAACCAAAAAAGTAGAACTTAGAATTACTGGAGTTCTATCTGAATTTGTCCCAACATCAGACATCAAATTATCTTCAGAAGGAGAAAGAATTTTTGTCAAAAATCTTGGTGAAAAAATTCTAAATCCAGAAGAAGATAAAAATAAAAAACAAATTTTTTCAAACTCTTGGATTTATAATACATCATCAAGATATCAAATTAGAGAAATTTCTGGATCTCTTTCACTCTATACTCTGAAATTGATAAGTCAAGTTTAAAAGAAACTGATAGTGTAGATGTTTTAGTAAGAGGAACTCAAAACGTTGTAGTTAGTGGTGCCACAGTAAAAAATATTAATACACTAACAAGAGAAATTTTACTTGACAACTTAGCAGGATTTACACCTGTAGTTGGTCTTTCTTATGATATCAGAAGAAATTTAAATAAAGCTAGTAGTTCTGGCGCAGAAATTGTTTATGGAAACAATGTAATCACATCAGATATTCAGAATGTTTATAATGATTCTGATCAATATTTTTATGTTGCTTCTAACTCTTTACCATCGTATGAAATAACTAAAAATATTTCTAAAGCCACTTTAACTGAAGCAACAGGATCACGTATCCAAGGATATAATCCATCAACTTTAAAGTATTCAATTTTATCTTTTGATACTGATGTTCCTTTTATTACTGGTGATGCTGTTTATTATTCTCCACAGACGACTGCTATTACGGGACTTTCATCTGGAATTTATTATGTGAAGGTCTTAACAAATAAAAACCAAATTAGACTTTATTCATCAAGATCTTTCATACCCATTGATGACTATGTTGAGTTTGAACCACTTTCATCCGGAACTGGTAGTCATACTTTTACATTATTAGAAAACAGCGGCAAAAAGATAGGACCACAAAAGTCACTTAAGAAATTCGCACTAAATCCAAATATTGAATCTGGATACGGAATAGAAACTGTTCCTGGAACAGTTGGAATGTTAATTAATGGTGTTGAAATTACAAACTATAAGTCTAATGATAAAATTTATTACGGTTCAATAGAAAATGTAGAAATATTAAATAACGGATCAAATTACGACGTAATTAATCCACCTACTATTCAAATTTCAAATCCAGGATCTGGAACAACTTGTTTAGTTCGTCCAGTTATTAGTGGTATCATAACAGCAGTTTATGTTGATCCACAAGATTTTGATATTAATAATGTAGTTTCAATAACTGTAACCGGTGGAAATGGTAGTGGATCAATATTACAACCAATCATCGGAAAAAGATATAGAGAATTGTCTTTTGATGCCAGACTCAATACAGAGTCTGGTGGAATAGATGTTACCAATGAAACCATAACATTTATTAATAATCATAATTTATCAAATGGTCAGGCAATTGTATACAACAAAAATGGAAATAATCCAGTAAGTATTGGCACATTTGCTGGATTGAACACTGATCAAAATAAAACTCTACAAAGTGGGTCAGTATATTATGCAAAAGTTGTAAATCCAACAACTATAAAATTACATCAGACTTTCTCAGATTATTATGTTGGAATTAATACAGTAGGATTTACAACAGCAAGTAATGTCGGTGTTCATAAATTTAGAATTTATGATGATAAAAATACTTTACAATCGGTTAAGGTAATCAATCCAGGAAGTGGATATGGAAATAGAAAACTAATTGTAAAACCTGTAGGAATATCTACAATAGATTCATCTATTAATTTCACTAATCATGGATTTGGTGATGGTGAAAAAGTTGTATATTCTAGCACAGGAACAACAATATCAGGTCTTTCTACAGCAAATCAATATTACGTCATTAAATTAAATGATAACGCATTTAGACTGGCAAATGCTGGAGTTGGTGGAACTATAACTTCCAATTATACTCGTAAAAATTATATTAAGTTAGCATCTATTGGATCTGGATATCATAATTTTGAATATCCTCCAATTCAAGTTAATATTAATGTTGAGTATTCTGGAACCTCTGGAGTCATAACAGCAACACCAATTGTACGTGGATCAATCATTGATGCTTATGTTTATGAGGGTGGATCTGGATATGGATCCGATATCTTAAATCTTCAAAAGAAACCAACTGTAACCATTAAAAATGGTAAGAATGGTCAATTAAAACCAATCATCAATAATGGCAGAATTGTTTCTGTTGAAATTCAAAGTAGGGGATCTGAATATAACGCTGCTCCAGATTTAGAAGTACAAGGTGATGGTATTGGTGCAAAGTTAAGAGCAATTGTACAAAATGGGTATATTTCACAAGTTATCGTTCTTAATTCTGGGGTCAATTACACATCAGACAAAACTACAATTAAGGTAACAGCACCTGGATCTGGAGCAATCATTGAACCAAAAATTAGAGGATTATCAATTAATAATTTTGCCAGATATGGATTTGAAAAATTAGTTCAATATAATGATCAACTAGAATATTCTTTTGTCGGATATTCTACAAATATCGGTAAAAATTATTTTGGTGATAGTGGATTAGATCATTCACCAATTATTGGATGGGCATATGATGGTAATCCAATTTATGGGCCATATGGATATAGTAATCCATCTGATGAAAATTCTGGTATAAGACTACTACAAACTGGTTATTCCTCTAGTTCATCTAATGTAGTTGATAGACCTTCTGCTTTTGCTGTAGGATTTTTTGTTGAGGATTATTCATTCACAGATTCTGGTGATCTTGATGAAAATAATGGTAGATATTGTAAAACACCAGAATATCCAGATGGAGTCTATGCGTATTTTGCTGGAATAAGCACAAATACATCAACTGGTACTTTAGATCCTAAGTATCCTTATTTCATAGGAAATACTTACAGATCAAATCCAATAAATGAGAATTTTATCATTGATCAGAGTACATTTGATTTTAACAGTTCAAATCTAATCAGAAATACTTTCCCATATAAAGTATCGGATACATATGCCGATAATGATTTTATTATTGAATCAAATGAATATGTTGATCAAACAGCAATTGTTGATTCTGTAACTAAGGGATCTGTTGAATCATTCCAAATTGTTGAATCTGGTAGTAATTATAAAATAGGTGATTCTGTTGAGTTTGATAATACAGGAACAAATGGTGGCGGTTTAAGTGCTTATGTTAGCAGTTTGACTGGCAAAGATATTACTAGCATTCAAACAACTGTTGAGGGATATAATAATGTAATCTTTATTTGGGATAATCCAAATCAAGTTTCTGCCTATATCTCAACATCACACTCTTTACTAAGTGGTGATGGGGTTGTAATATCTGGACTTTCAACATCAATAAAATCTTTAACAGGTTCTCATATTATCGGCGTCAATACTGTCAGAACAGTAGTTTATAAAGAAATATCTTCTAATGCCACTGCTGGTGTTGTAACTGATATTTACTTATCCAACATTCCAAGTTCTATTTCTATTGGCAGTAGCATTGGAATAGGAACTGAAAGACTCTTTGTTCTTAACAAGTTTACTGATAAAAATATCTTAAGAGTTAAGAGAGGAGTATCTGGATCTGCTCATACCGCATCAACGTATGTGGATTTAATTCCAAGTTACTTAACACTACCAGTAAAATCTGATTATTTTGAATCTAAAGTAGATGACAGATACTATTTCAATCCAAAAGAAACAGTTGGTGTTGGTACAGTTGTTGGAATTGGAACTTCTGTAAATTATACTAAGGGTGAGTTACTTGAGGTGGTTTCAATACCATCACAAAGCATATATTTACCTAATCATCCATTTAGAACAAATCAAGCGGTTACATTTACCAAACCATCAGTTGGACTTGCTCTAACAGTATCTAATTCTTCTGGTGGGGTAAAATTTAATCTACCAAGTAGTGGAAATAGTCAAACAGTTTACATAATCAATAAATCAAGAGATTATATTGGAATTGTAACTCAAGTTGGACTTACTACTAGTACAAATGGTCTATTCTTTGTAAATAATGGATCTAATGAGTTTGATTACTTACTTGATTCAAATGATACTCAAGTAACTGGAACTCTTCAAAAGATTAATACTAGAGTTTCTGTTTCAACTGCACATTCTTTAGTAAATGGTGATTCAATTAGATTAAGCGTAAATCCAAATGGGTCTGTTGGTGTTGGAACGTCAGCATCAGTAATAGTCAAGTATAGTTCTTCTAGAAATAAAATTCTGATTAATCCTGTAGGATTTTCTTCATCATCTGTTGATTTAACCAATAATAAAATTACAATCAACTCACATAGATTAAAAACTGGTGATAAAGTATTTTATGATTCAAACTTAATCTCCAGTGGTTTGGGTACTGGTGAATATTTCGTCTATAGAATAGATGACAACAATATTCAGTTAACTCAAACTTATTATGATGCGATAAACTATCCACCAACAGTTGTAAGTTTAGGTTCAACAGGTGGATCCAATCACCAATTATCATTGATTAATCCAGAACTATTTGTAACAAAAAATAATAATTTAGTTTTTGATCTCACAGATCCTTCACTGGCAGGTAGTAAGTTTAAATTATTCTACGACTCAGAGTTTAAGAATGAATTTGTTTCTACAGGAAGTACAGATTCATTTATCATTAGTGGTGTGGGAACAATAGGTGTTTCTACAAATGCTTCTCTGACCTTAAATTATTCTTTAGATAATCCATCTAACTTGTTCTATAACATTGAGAGATCTGGATTTATTAGTACATCTGATACTGATGTATCAAATTATTCCAAAATTACTTATGTTGATAGTAAGTATAATGGAACTTATCAAGTATTTGGTGTTGGCACAACATCATTTAATCTTTCATTAAAAGAAATACCAGAGTCTTTATCATACACTCCCTCCAATACTGATGTATTAGAATATTCGACAAATTCAACCACCGCTAGAGGTGGAGTTGATAAATTCCAAATTACATTTGGTGGGTTTGGATATAAGAAACTTCCAACTTTTGTAAGTATTGCTTCCACTCAAGGTCTTAACGCTAAAATTTTACCACAATCTAGAAATATTAACAGAATTGATAGTGTTAGAATTATAGATCCTGGATTTGAATATTCATCTGACAAGACTCTAAGACCAGAAGCATTTGTATCTCCTGTAGTGTCTTTAATTAATTCGGACACAATCACTAATGTTGAAGTTTCTTATGGTGGTAGAAATTATACATCCGCTCCAGATCTTATCATTGTCAATCCAGAGACTGGAGATCAAGTAACCACAGGAATATTACAAGCAACTCTAAATGGAACATCAATTACGGATGTTAACATCATTGAATCCCCAAAAGGACTTGGTGCAACTGAACAGTCTATTGTTGCTATCAACAACAGTAATGGAGTTACAGTTAGAACTGTATATTCATCTTCAAGTGGAATTGTAACTTGCGTTTTAGTCACACCTATTTCTGGATTTAGTACATCAGCGTTTAATGTTGGTGAGAAAATTTTTGTTGAAGGTATTCAAAAGTATAACACTTCTGGTGATGGATTTAATTCGGCAAATTATGATTATCAATTCTTTACTGTAACTGATTATAGAAATACAAACCCAGCAGAAGTTGAGTTTAATTTGTCTGGATTGAGTACAAATCCAGGCATTGCTAAGACATCGCAAAATTCATATGCTTCTATAGTTAAATATTCAGATTATCCAAGATTCAGAGTTACACAGGAGTCTTCTCTCTTCCAAGTAGGAGAAAACTTACTCGTACTCTCAAATGGTCAATTTGTAAGCGTAGATCTTTCCGTAACTGAAAGTGGAAGTGATTACATTAAAGTTTATGGTACTTATAAATTACACTTCAATGAAACTATCAAGGGTTCTGTAAGTGGGTCTATTGCTACAATTAATGACATAGTTGACAACTATGGAAGATTTAACGTCAACTATTCACTAAGACAAGATTATGGTTGGTCAGACAATATTGGAAAATTAGATGAAGATTACCAAGTTCTTCCAGATAATGACTATTATCAATCATTGTCATATACGGTAAAGAGTCCAATTGAATTTGAAACTTTAATTAATCCAGTGAACCGCTTGTTACATACCAGTGGTCTTAAGAATTTTGCCGATACTGAGGTATTATCTACTTCCAATGTTTCTGCCGGATCATCAACAATTGATAGTATAAGTATTTTTGATATTTTAGAAGAAAAGAGAGTAGATACAATTAATAACTATGATTTAACTTTAGATGTTGATGTTGTTGATAATAAATCAAAATTCTTAAAATTAAAGAATAAAAAACTAGCAGATTATGTTGAGTGTAGAAC